ATGACCTCCGAGAAATTCAATCGAGGAGTTGAGAACTGGACGTGGAAAGTCAGGAATACCTCCGTAAATATTCTACAACGGACACACGCAACCGGCAGATTGCGTAGGGAACTGCAATCCCGTTGGCTGAAAGACCGTGAAGGTGGACCGGCTTATGTCGGTCTGGGTTTCCGCTTTGCCCGGTATGGTGCGTACCGGGAGTATGGCGCCGGGCGTGGATATATCGTCAAGAACGGAATTATAATGAAGGGACATTCGGCATGGAGCGATAAGAAGAAACGTCAGGAACTGCGTTCTTTACGTGTTTCTGAATATCGTATCCGGCGCATGCGTACCGTTGATGAACACTATGCCGTTATCCGGCGAAGTCCCCTACCCTGGTTAGACCCTCCCATTGTGGATAACATCGAATCACTGGCTGATTTATCCGGAGAGTATTACGGTGACCAGGCACTCAAGAATGTGCTTCAGAAGTTTGATAAAATAACAATTGAAAAACGTTATGGCAAAAAGTGACAAGACTGTCAAAAGAGGTGTCTACTTGTACATCGATGGCAAGGAAATTAAGAATGACATCAATTCCATTGATTTGGAGATGAAACGCCTACAGCGTGACATTAAGGAAATGACACGCGGCTCTGAGGAATACAACCGCACCATGGCGAAGATACAGCATCTTCAGGGGATTTTAAAACAGCATCGCCAGGAGATAAAAGGCATCACCACCGAAACCAAGAAAGCGACTGTCAGTATTGGCAGTATGGTAGACTGGTTCAACCGTTTCGGTGGAGTTATCTTGTCCGTAATAGGTTTCCTTACCGGTTTTACCCTTGCCTTGCGCGCCATCAGAGACGAACGCAACAAGTTGGAGGAGTCCCAGGCCGGGCTGAAAGCCTTGACCGGACTTGATGATGACAGCATTGCCTGGTTGACCGGGCAGGCCAAGACGCTTTCCACCACCATGACAAAAGAGGGCTTGCGTGTCCGCCAGTCGGCAGCCGAAATCCTGGATGCGTTCATGCTGGTCGGTTCGGCCAAGCCGGAACTGCTGGGAGACAAGGAAGCGCTCAAGGCTGTTACGGAGGAAGCCATGCGATTGCAGGCGGCAGCCAAGGACATCACCCTGAACGAAGCGGTTGATTCGCTTACTTTATCACTCAACCAATATGGGGCAGCGGCAGACCAGGCTGGACGGTTTACCAATGTATTGGCTGCCGGCTCCCAGGCAGGTTCCGCCAATATCGCAAGCCAGGCAAAAGCTATCCGGAATGCAGGTACCGCAGCGGCTTCGGCCAATGTTCCCATTGAACAGACGGTCGCATTGATTGAAACTCTTGCCTATCGGGGTATAAAGGATGAAGTGGCCGGAACGGGATTGAAGAAATTCTTTCTTGTTCTTCAGACCGGAGCGGACGAGACCAACCCTAAAATTGTCGGGTTGGATAAGGCACTGGAGAATCTGAAGAACAAGAATATGGATGCAGGCGCCATCAAGAAAATGTTCGGGGAGGAAGGCTACAATACCGCATCCGTAATCCTTCAGAACACGGAGATGGTGAAAGACTTCACCGCTGCCGTCACCGATACCAATGTGGCGTATGAGCAGGCGGCCATAAACAGTGATACCGCACAGGCCAAACTGGAGCAGGCACGCAATAAGATGAAGCTGGCAGCCATTGACCTTGGCGAAAAGTTGAATCCGGCTCTGACGGTGAGTACGAATATGCTGACCAATGTGCTCAAGTATTTGCCGGGATTGATTGACTGGTGCAAAAAATGGGGTGGTACTGTATTGTGGCTTAGTACGATATTGCTTGTATATGCTACCCGGCTGAAGATAATTACAGCATGGTATTCTATTTGGAATTCACTTACCAAAGTTGCGACAGTTCTCAATTTGGCTTATGCCGCATCAATGAATACATTGTCCGGTTATACAGTAACATCATTTGGAAACTTGCGTAAATTATCAATGCTCATGCAAGGACATTCCGTTTTACTTAAATCACTACGTACCGCCACTTATTTATATGCCGCTGCCGTACAGGTTTTACACGGGCGCGTTGATTTGGCAGCCAAATCGCTGAAAGCAGCTTGGACTATTATGTCCAGCAATCCGATTGGCTTACTGGTTACATTAGTTCTTGCAGCAGCTACCGCATCCTACAAACTGACACAACGCACCAAAGCTTATTACGACCTAAATAAAGTCAATGAGAAAATTACAGAAAAATCAAATGATGAATATGCGCGTCAATCATCACTGATTGAACAGTTGACCACCAAAATACACAATAATAATCTTTCCAATTTTGAACGTAAAAAGGCAATTGTACAATTGCAGGCCATTATTCCGGATTATAATGCAGAGATTGATAAAGAGGGCAAAATCATCAATGAAAACACGGAGGCACTTGACCGATATAATGCCGTATTAGCAACCAATATCGAATTAAAAGAGGCTGCCGACGAACTGGATAAGCACCGGATCAACCTGATGCGCCTTCAAAAATCCCCGGCATTGAGTGACAATTCACCGATGGGGTCGATGGCTCGCGAGGATGTTCGCAACAAGATTTCCCAAGAAGAAGAGATTGTTGAATCTTTAACTGCACGTTATAAGAAACTGGTACAAGAAAAATGGAAAGCATTGAATCCGAACACTCCTAAAAACAATCCCACCGGAGGCAATGACGGTGGAAAATGTCCGATATGTGGAAACAAACCTTGTACCTGCGATAAAAACAACACTTCCAAAGACAAGTTCGCCCAAGCTGAAGCCGACTACTACCGACGTATCGCTGACATCAAACGGAAGTACCTCGCTGACGATAAGATGACCCAGGAAGAATACAACAAGCAGATGCGGGATGCAGAAATACAACTGCTCAACGATAAGCTGAAGGTCAAGGGGCTTGAGCCTTCAGAGATTCAACGTATCAATGACCAAATACTTGATGCGGAAATAAAGGCGCGTGATGAATTGCGCAGGCTTGATGAACAGTCTGCCAAGGATGAAGAGAAACGCCGTAAGGAGCAGGCAGAAGAGACGTTTTCCCGTTTGGACAAAGAGTACCAAATGCAGGTGGAAGCTGCCACCATGTATCATTATGAAAACAGGACTTCCGAGGAGGAGTATTTCAATGAGCTGCGCAGACTGCAAGATGTATATTACCATAAGGTTCTCAATGACGCGGCAATCAGTGAGGAGAAGAAAAACCAGGTACGTGAACAGATGCGTAAACGTAATCTGAAGGATGCCCAAAAAGATGCTGAAGAAGAAAAACGGATTGAACGTGAGAAGTTTGACATACTGTCTGACCTGGCGAAAGGCTTCGGAGAGACCATGGCGCAATTCTTCACGGACTCCGAGGTGTCTCTCAAGGACTTCCTGAAGAATATTCTTACTATGTCGCTTGATGCGTTGGAACGTATGATGATTATGGCCGTTACCGAACGCACCATCAAGAATATAGGTTCACTCGGCTTCGTAGGTGTAGCTAAAGCTGCCGGAGAGATTGCTCTGATAACTGCCGCATTTGAGACAGCCAAAGGGCTTATCTCCAATTTCTACACCGGCGGCTTTACTCCGTCCGGTGACTGGAATCAGCCGCAAGGTATTGTACATTCCAATGAATTTGTCGCCAACCGTTTTGCTGTGGCCAACCCGAATCTGCGACCGATATTCGACGCCATTGACGTGGCACAGCGTAGCGGTAATGTTGGTAATCTGACAGCTGAAGACATAGCGGCTGTAGCAGGTTCCGGAAAGAGTACACGTACCGTACCAGCCAAGGCACCTGCTGCCAGCGCCACAACGACGACCAATGACCCGGCTATGGTGGCGATGCTGATAGAATGTACCCGCGTATTGCGGAAGCTTAAAAACAGGCTGGATGCCCCTTTGGTAGCGGAAACTTATGTTACCGGCAAACGGGGTATCAACCAGGCACAAAAAGAATATCAGAAGTTGAACAACAATAAATCACGCAACAAGCAATGACAGAATTATACATTGACGGGCAGTTGGCCGCCCTTCCTGAAGGGTTCAACATCACGTTCACCTCCGAGAATCCGTATTTCACCCGTAGTTCCAATTATTCCTTGGACATAGAACTCCCCATGCCTGCCAATCATGCCATATTCAAGCACGTGAACAGACTGGATGTGACGAAAAAAAAGACTATCCTTCCGGCCACACTCATCGTTGACGCCAGATGCCTGCTTTACGGCAGTGCGGTTTTACTCTCAGTAGAAGATGCACTGGTTAAGGTACAGCTCGTATCGGGTAATGCGGAATTTAATCTGCTGACGAATGATGATCTGTATATTGACGAACTTGATTTAGGTACAATCAGTTGGCCGAACAACAATCAGAACCGTTTCCAGCCACCTGCCAATATGGTGAACTACTACGGTTCGGTGGACGACATTGAAGCTGTATGGTTGCCGGTGTTCTATCAGGAAGCCAAATGGGAGAACCTTCAGAACGATGCAATCTATGAGTTCGGCACGAACAATTTTACCCTTTGCCCCTATTATGGCCGTCGATGTGTACAGCCATACCTTTTGACAGTCATCAAGAGAGTAGTGGAGCATTTTGGCTATACGTTCGATACCTCCTTCTTTGATAACAATTTCTTGCGGAACGTTTATGTATGCAGCGCGGTAAGCAGCAACCGGGTGGCCGCCGCATTGCCGCACTGGACTGTTTCCGAATTCTTTGATGAACTGGAGAAATTCCTTTGTGCGGTTACGGTGGTCAACGAACGCACCAAAGTGGTGAGTCTCGTAGGGCTTAACGATTATTTTACAGAATCCGGAAAGGAGATAATTCCTGCATCTTCCCTGCTACGGGAGTTCACTGTGGATATTGAAGATGAAAAGAATGAGAAAGACTTGGGCACTGGCAATGTGGGCTACAATCTGCCTTCCCATACGGATGACGGCTATCTGCGAATTGAAAGGGACATCATAGAAGCTGCATACAAACAAGAATATGATTCTTACGATGCAATGCTGGCCGCATACAACGGAATGGGTGACAGTGACAAGAAAAGTACAATCTTTATTGTTGGTAAACGGTATTATATCAACTACAATGAAAATGATAAGAATACGCTGCGTGAAGTCAATTTGTATGCGGATTTAATCCGTGACCCGGAATCGTCCGATGTAGAGACCTCACTCGGAATCGTCCCGGCTAAAATTATTCAGTTCAATGTCGGCGTGTATGGCTCTGTAGCTGATTACGATTTGTCCCGTCCGTACACCTCCATGGTATTGAACATACCCGCGGTGGGCTACCAGGCTACTGTTGCCAAGCAGGAGCGCTTCAATGTCCAGGAAGCCATAAACGGTGACGTGGAACTGAAGGAGAAGCAGGAAAAAAACGGGCACATGGAAGTGGCTGTCAATACCGGCAAGTTCAACCGGCAGAACGTAACTTACAGCGGTCAGACACATGCCTATGATTATGCCTATCCTTTTACGGACTACCAGCAGAAGACCGGGGCACAGCTCACAGACTTCCTTCCGTATTCCCTAAGCTTGAACGATGTTTGTCCGGACAGTGTCGGACATCGGTTGTCGACACTCAGTCTGTTTCACTCCAATATCCCTTACACAATCCAGTTCCAAGCCAATAAGCTGCCGGATGTGAATAAGGTGTTTCTTATAGGCAACAAGCAGTATTTGTGCGAGAAGATTGAGACGGAAATAGATGTTGATGGATTAAGCAAGGTACTGAAGGGAACTTTTTACCGGATAGAATAAAAAAGCTCTTTTTATTTGCATAAAGTAGAATTTTTACTACCTTTGCGTCATTGAAACAACTAAGATATGGTTAAATCAAGAGAATTTCATAGTCAGATACTGAAACGTGGAAAGAAAAGAGGATGGCACTGGATAAAAGGTGAAGGAGACGGGAGCCATCGGATTTATGAAGACAAGAACGGTATCAGATACCCGGTGCCCTATCACGGCGCCAAAGAAATGGGTGAAGGACTAAGAAAGAAAATTATCAGGGATATGGAGCTTGAATAAGCTCCCCCTTTTCTCTATATGTTTGAAAGGAGGATTTTATTATGGGAAAACTTAAAGTGACAATTGAAAAAGGACCGGACTTGTTCGGTGCGTGGGCTGACAATGTTCCTGGTATCTATGGAGAGGGTGAAACTGTGCAGGAAACAAAAGAGAATCTTCTTGCCTCCATTGAACTGTATAAAAAACATAATTCTACAGTCCCTAAAGAATTACAAGGAGAAATATCCGTAGAATGGACTTTTGATGTACAGTCGTTCCTCCAGTATTATAGCGGTATTTTTACCAAGGCTGCACTGGAGCGTATAACGGGGGTCAACCAGAAACTCTTGGGACATTACGCATCAGGTTTGAAAAAACCACGTAAAGCTCAGGTTGAAAAAATAGAAAGCGCATTGCATGGCTTTCTGAATGACATAAGTCAGGTGCACTTGGCATGATGTAAATTCCAATGAATTGAAAAATACTTCTCGGTCAATCGCGAGGCCGTAAGGTTTTTAATGACAATTAGGAGGGCTTCCACGGGTTGGAAGCCTTTTTTGTATCTCTTTGTTGGATATGTGAAATAGAATTAACACCTTTGCAGTGCCCAATATAAACCAAACGTTTCAATTCCTTATGCCGTGCAACCCGTACTCAATCGGGTTCCGGGTGGTTCCGGTGGGCGCGCGGCATAAGGAATTGATTTTTTAGATATGAATTCATTGGAAGATTTCATTCTGACATATATATCAGAACAAACCATTATTCATCCTAAGGATATTAAAGACAAATTTCAAAAAAAAGGTTATAATATGGAACGTATAACGCAAGCTATAACGGACATAGATTCAGAAGGATTAATTTCTACTGCACAAGGAAAAACTGAATCTATTTGTTTGACCCGCGAAGGCAAGAAAGCTGTAAAAATGGGGTTTGCCAAATATTTGGAGATGAAGGAAAAAGAAAACGAGCTGGATAGCAGGATAAAGAAAACGACATTGTGGGGAAACTATATCAATATTGCCAGCGCTGTTTGGGGAGCGGTGGGTTTTATATTAGGAGTCCTAACAAAAGACCGATTAGCAAACTTATGGGAGTGGTTATCTGCAATGTTCTGATTAAACTGCATTTCCGTTGTAAACGAAACAGCTGTTCTTCCATCTCTATGGAGTAATCCTCTAATTCAGAGCATTTATTGGCTGCATATTGTGAAAGCTCTATAGCTTGCTGTATATCTTTATCGGTATATTTCATGATAACTTTCTTTTTGGCAAAAATACTATAAATAATTGAATATGAAACGAGTTTTATTTTTAATCTGTGTTCTGTCCTTAGTGGCAAACACTGTTTTAGCACAAGAACGTCCGGAAATGAGACGTGAAAATCGTAGAAACACAGAAACAACCGAGAGGCAAATACCTCCAGGACATCCGGAGAGAGTCGATGGGCAGAATCCAAATGCCGAAAAACAGCCAATGACTTTTATGCAGTCGTTAAAATTGAGAACAGATGTGGGGAATCCACAATTTGAGGCTGGGCACATGATGATTAAATCTTCCCGATTTAAAACAGCGTCCTTAGCATGTGCGGCTGTCAGTGGAGGTATCTGGTTCTTTAATAACAGCGAAGACTATGAAGTGGCTGTTGCTGGAACCAGTGTCATTTTTGGAGCGGCTGCTGTCATTCTGTATGCTTCGAGTTTGCGTTATGAATGGTTGGCTGGTAAATACTTGAAAATGTCAGCATCACCAGGTGGGTTGTCTGCCAGTATAACTTTTTAATGTGACATTAAAAGCGGAGAAACAAAAAATCTCCGCTTTTCTTTTGCTATTTCAAAATAAACTCTCATCTTTGTGGTGCTAAACAATCAAACATGTTAGTCATGTACGTAGAGCGCGGTTAATGCTCATGACATAATGGGCTTTTTTTATGCCCATACTGAAGATATGTAGAAGTTTGTTTATTGACAAATGCATACGGCTGCCTTTCCTATCAATTTGTTTTGCTCTACGGAGTGACAACTGTTTGATTGTTTAGCGACACGGGAAATGGCAGCCGTTTTTCTGCCTATACGCTAAACAATCAAACAGTATGAAAAAACAAGCCCAAAGCGCCCGCGGACGCTATGTATCCGCAGAGAAGGTTCAAGAACTGTTTGCCCAGTTGGGTATTGAACTGTGCGCCGGACGTAAACGTATCCGTGCAGCACGTAGCGACAAATCCATCTCCATCTATGTCAATGGTGGGACAGTCAACATCACCTTTAATGAGAAAGGAGGCAAAGCATGATGTTCTTTGTTTACCATCTGCAGACCTATTCCCCCAAGAACCGGGCATGGAAAAAGGTTATTGATTATGTAGAGAAGTATAAAAACGTTCTTATCAAGGATGAACTTTCCCTGGATGCACTCAAGCATGAAATAGGCGATACGGTCAACCGCATTAATGCTGAACACCCCAAGATGAAACGTATGAAATGTACTGCTACTCCTTTGGGACGTGACTGTACTATACGCATCGAGGCACATGTCATAAGTGGTGGATGCCCGGACACGGTATTCTTTCTCGATATTTGCAAGGTACGTTCCATTTATCAATTCAGTGAGAAGGCGAATATGCTGGAACAGAAAGGAGGTGAGAATGGATAATACTACCGTTAATGGAATTGTACTCAACGATTCCATATCTAATTGCTTATTGAAATTGCAAAATAATCGAGCAGCATCTCTTGCAGAATTGTTGGATGATAGTATCGGCTTTCTTCTTGAATACAGTGGTTATTTCTATGACAATTCAAAAACATTTTTGGATGTTTTAGCAACATTACATAATGCCCGTACCGAATTTTTAGGCCTTATCCCTAATCAGAAAGGAGGTGCCCAATGAAAAAGCCTATAGGATTCCGTTCTTATCAAAACGACGAAGAACCGGACAAACGAGACGAATTGGAGAAGCAACAAGCCGAGCGGCAGAAAGCCATAGCAAACTTCATCGGCCAGAACTATTCACCCATCGGTACCACTTCACAGAAATCTTACAAGACCACCGCTGAACTGGTATATGAGCTGTCGAACATTGTCGATGTCGCTCCGATGGCGCTGGCCAAACAACTGGCTGATGCCGGGTACCATGTAGAATATTTGGCAGGACAACCCTACTGGGTGATGTACGAGAGAGCATAAATTCGTGCGGCTGCACCTCATTTTGTACGAACTTGTACAAATCGGTGCAGCCGCATTTATTTGATAAATAAAACATTATGAATCATCCGCACGATTGTACGGCTTTTGGCCCCTATTATAGGGTGAAGCTATTGAAACATTGCATGCCTTCCCGCTTGCTCTCATCCATGACGTGCGCATAAATCATCGTTTCCCGGATATTGCTATGTCCAAGCAATTTTTGCAGGCTGGATAAGTCTTTTGTTTTCCGGAGATAAATAGTTGCAAACGTATGTCTTCCTGTCTTGGCCGATATTTTTTTGTTAATCCCCAGTTCCTTGGCAATGGCCTTCAACTGTCGGTTAACGACCTGATCACATTGAACGTTCCTGAACAGACGTCCTTCTTCCCTACCCTCTGCCCATTCTTCCAGAAGTTTTTCCGCAGGTACCGGCATCGGAATCTTTATCGGTTCCGGTTTACAGTTCCGGTTCTTCACACGGTAGTAAGTCAGCACATCATTGTTTACCTGCTCGATACAGAACATACGTGCATCCGTAATGTGCATGCTCGTGAAACACATGAAAAGGAAGAAGGCCAAGGTCAGCTGAAGCTTTTCCGGCAATGTTCTTTGATAGTATAATTGCACAAACTGCATCAGCTCCTCCTCTGTCAGATAGTCCACATCGCTTTTTATTCTTTTGATATGGAATTCCTGGAAAGGATTTTCTTCTATATAGCCCTTTCTGTAGGCTGCGGTGACATATATCTTGATGGTGGACATATTACGTTGTGCGGTTATCTCCGTATTTCCAAGCTCCTTTTTCATGTAAATCAGGTAGTCAGTCAGATAATCCGGAGTAAGGTCCTGGAACTGTAACAGTTCATTATATGCCTTGAACTTTTTCATACAGCTCAGATGATGCTTGAACGTTCCCATCTCTATTCGCCGGCTGTAGGTTTTCATATGCTCCTTCACGAAGTCATGGAAAGTCTTATAATCACTTGGATTGTTATACTCCCGCATGAAAATATCTTTTGTCAAAGCCTGGTTCCTCAGCCGGAACTTCACCAATATATCGTTGACACGTGCTTTCAGGTTACTCACAATAAGATTTATATCCTTTGCTTCCTTACTGTTTCCTTTGAGAAGTCCGCTTTTCTCGTCAAATTTAGCAGCAGGCACAGACACTTTGCAAGGAAGCATTAACTTTTCCTTACCGAGATAAAAGGTTATATATAGCGGAGCATTGCCCTCTTTGGTCAATCTCTGCTTGTTCTGGATGACTCTTACCGTACTCATTTTTGTTTTCTAAATTATTTCTACCCACCGGAAAAGTGGAACTACGGAAAGCTGTGTTTCTGCTATGTTACCTACTTTTTGCACAAATTCTGTCGAAATTGGCAAGGTAGTAAATCGTTGATACCCAGCTAAACGACGAAAGGCAAGCAGCCTTTTTATCGACTACTTGCCTTATCGTTGTGATTCCGTTGCGATTCGGAATATAAAATACTATAAAACCAATACATATAACATTATATTAAAAATCAGAGTAATATAAAAATATTATATTGCATACCATTGCATTATGTTGTGCAATATTTGAACTGAGTTGTGCAATTTATGTATATTTGCACAACCGATATAACAGAGAATATATGACTACAGTAAAAGCATTTATAAGAACTGGGAAGAAAGATAAAGAAGTAAATGTCAGATTTCGATTATCTGATGGACGCAATGTACAGTTATTCCACAAATCAGATATTATGGTCTCTCCTACTCTTTGGGATGCCAAGACTGAAAAATATAAGGCTAAAAGTATTATAAAGTTAGACATAAGAACATCATTTAACACATCTATTGAAGAACGGAAGAATCTAATTTTATCCATTTATGGGAGCAACAAAGAATTAACCAGTGAAAAACTGGAAATCTTAATAGACCAGCACTTACATCCTGAAAAATATAACATCAGCAGTGAAGAGGAATCCATGTGTAGTATGTTCCAACGCTATGTTGACGGATGGCTAAATGCAGGTGTAATAGGTCCTGGCAGAAAGAAACATTACGATGTAGTGATAAGGGAACTGACTCGATTCCTCATTATCAATGGCATTGACGGGTTGCCGGTCAATGAATTCAATAAGGAACATATTCTAAATTTTCGTGATTTTCTACGCAAAGAATACACTCTGGTTGAAAAATTTCCAGAACTGTACGCAGAAATGAATAAGCGGAATATACCATCAAAGGAAAGAAGCCAGAATACAATTGCTGAGAAACTATTATTATTACAAGCATTTATGGTGGAGCTTGAAAGTAATGATGTTATTCCCGTATCTCCTTTCCGGAAGATAGGAAAAGAAAAAGAGTCCATTATGAAGCAACAATATGACGAGCCTTTCTTTCTCACCAAAACAGAATTCAATGAAGTTGTCCACAAAGAATGTCCCGAAACATTGCAGCGAGTAAAAGATGTATTCGTTGTTCAATGTTGTTTCGGTTGCCGTATAGGTGATTTCAGACGATTCACTTTTGATAATATCAGCATTGAAGAAGGAATACCTTACATTCATTATTTACCTCAGAAAACACACAAGGATGGACTTATACGCACTGAGATAAAAACTCCCATCATTCGTATTGCTTATGATATTATTATGAAGTATAAAGGTAGGCTACCAAGCAATGCTTTGTTACCCTATTATCCTGATGGCAATGGTGAAACCGGGTACAATTATCAAATAAAAAAACTACTTGAATACTGTGAGATAAACCGGAAAGTGGCAATGTTTAGTGCGGCATTGGGAACAAATGAATACAAACCCATATATGAGATTGCAAGCAGTAAACTCGCCCGTAAAACTCATGTGGACTTAATGAATAAAGTTCAGATAGATAAATACGCAGCAGGCCTTCATGCAAAAGGCAGTGGAGCCGTAGACAGATATACCGGATTAGGTATAAAAGAACGTTTTGTCTTGATGTGTGCGGCTTTTGGCTGTAATCAGTATGAAGTTGACGATGATTTATCTGTAATGGAATAGGCTCACTTAGTATCTCATATTGATACTCTGTTATTTGACACCATCCCCGTAGTTGAGCCGCTACGGGGATTTTTTACTGAAAAAGAAGCGATTCATTCAACTGTCCTTTCCACAATCTCCATCACTACATGGCTTGACTCCAACCAGAGCCAATACCACAGCCAAAGCATAATCCCACCCAACCAAACAAAAGCCACATCAATATAGTACAAATTTAATATCCTGCTAACCAATACACATAAGAGTTCTCCGCAAAGCACATAGGCAGCAACCATAGTAACAAGCTGGTCATTGGCAACAGTTATCAAAACCAGAATGCCTATAACGGGAAGAAGGGAAATACAATCAATTAGAAGTTGTTGTTTGTCATTCATAATACAATAGGGATTAGAATACAAATATAAACATTATTTTGTATAAAACAACCCTCTATAATAGGAATTTCTGACGAAAAAGAAACGAACTATTATTACAATATAAACAAAAAGAGCGACTATTCAGCCGCCCCTTTCGCATTAACGAGATAGACATAAAAGCATCTCGAATCATCTCTGTAGATGGATGCCGAACCACTACAGAGTTTCCATTCATTCTACAGTTTCTCCTTTTTCATTCAGAAGTACCGTTACTTCTTCAGTGGATTGATTTTCCTTGGTGATGGTCAACACAACCTTATAAATCTTACCGGTTTCTTTCTCGGAAATGAAAGCCTCCTTTATTACAGCCCCCTCATAGTCCTTAGCCAAGACATTCATAACTGCCTGAGGCAAGTCTTTTACTTCCACTTTTGTGAACTCATCCTGAGGATTTTGCTGAGTTTGCTCTACAGACTGTGTTCCAGAAACCACGTAAGCAAATGCTACTGAACTGCCTAATCCCATAACCATTGCTAATGCTACCAATACTTTTTTCATAATCGTAAGTTTTAAGTAAATAAATATAGTTTTTGTATTAACTATAGGACAAACGATATGCCATGATGTACATCAGCACATAATACATTATACATCAGCATATTATAAAAACAAGAAGGAATAATTATGTGTGGAAATATGTGGAACTGAGTACCACACATGGGGAATAATTACACAATATGGATTACTTAATTCCTGGGAAATGGAACAAGGCAGCTGAATAAGCTGCCCCTTCTATAAAACAGTCAACAAACAGACATTCACTAATCAAATGACATAAACATAAGCATAAATAACCCGGCTAAAGCCATAGCAAATGCAATTACCATACAAAACTCTTTTTTCATAACTAATAATTTGGTTAAACACATATTTCCATCGCACGTTCAACAACGCACTCTTGTCTCCGACAAAACCTCAGCCGCATAAAAGCTGAGGTCCAGCATGTTCCTTTCAATATATACAATCAATTAGAGCACACTATGTTGGAACATTCTGTAAATCCAGTATAAAGAAACTGCAATGGCTGAAAGAAGGACTATACTAACACTATATACCGGATTCTACTATAAAGACAACTGCTTTTCTGAAATTCCCTACGTGACTTGAGGGAATTTTTATAAAAGAAAGGGCACGCAAACGAAAAAGCCCCGACATGTCATACACAAGGTATGAATTGTTACTGAAATATGAACAAAGGGAAAGACAACTTATTGGGCTACCTTTCCTTTTATATAATCTATTCCCTCATTCCCCATACCTTTTTTCCAGATATTATATGTAATATATGATAAATAATCACAGTTTTCATTTATAATATTTTTATCAATACTGAACTCATTACATCTTAAAGCCTCACTGGATTTGCAATGCCTTTCAATACCTTTTTTCTTATACAAACAACATATCCTCTCGCTCGTATAATAATTCGTTTTATAATATTTACATAAGAAACAATTTCTCACATTTCCATAATTTTTATAGGCAATTACCCAACCAAAAGTCAAAGGATCTATAGCACGATTAGTATAATAATCGAATGTAATCTCAAATATAGCAGATGAATATCGATGGGTATATTCATTACAACTAGTACGATTATATAAACCTTTCATTGATTCTAATAATACGAATTTATTGAGTTGCATCCCACATGTTCTAGTAATCCCATCTTTACGCCTAAAATTATAAAACATTGTTGTTTCATCTTCTGAAATTATTCCATTTCTTATAATATCGTCTAATTCATATTCGGAGCTTAGAGCAACTTCAATAATACGCATCCCAGATTCTATCTTCTCCTTCTCACATTGATGTGAAACTAAAATCTCAATAAAAATAGGCTCATGTCTATTTTCAGAATCAGAAAGAAGTAAATCAGCCCGGAAACCTTTATATGTTTTTTCTCGAGTGATTACATTGTAATAATTCTTTAAGTTAAAAGATCGGCTCGATTTTTTCTCACAATAAGAAGTATAGTCATCATGATTCCATAGACAATGTTCAAAATTAGAGCATCTATCTTTTGTTCTAAAAGAGATATTTAATGCACTATCTGAATTAAACCACTCTTCAATTCTTTTCTTGGCAAGAGCATGAAGATAAGTTTCGTAGCTACAGTTTTGCGGTCTTATCTTATGAGCATAATGCTTTACTTTAATAGAACCTTCTTTTACAACCATTTCTCCTTTGCAATGAGGACATCGATATTCTATTCCTTTCTGAGCATTTCCAATACCAATGCAATTTTCATTCTTATCAAGAGCATACGTATATTTGAGTTCTGCCATATTAAAGAATCATGCTTTATTCAACAAAAGTCATATTCATTTTTATCTTTGAAAAATGGAATTATCAGTCGTCTGCACGTTGGCTAATAAGAATTCTTCTAAAGCGGCACATTCAAAAGCCGAATCAAATGGAACCGCAATAGCTGCAATATATTTAGGTGACGTGCTCCAATAAGGGCTTCTAACCCGGCATTTCCCTTCACCATCATAACAAAAATAACTTCCAAGCCTTCTGCCAATGGCAACGGATGATTTACCTATATATAGCACATTGTCCTTATCGTCCATAATCAAATAGACTCCAGGCCTATCGGCATATGGGTAGCATTGGGGCCAGCAGTTTTCCATATTCTCTTTCCCAGGAAACAAATCATACTTGTTACTAACTGAAAAACGTGTAAGACTTGGGTGACGATACTTCTCTTCGTATAATCTCACTAATTTTAAAACCTCATCTAATTTTGCCATTCTTGGTTACTCTGTTTTTTAAATCATCGAATCCCTTTTGCCAAAAACACATATCTACAACTTTCATTGATGGATAGTGGTAGTGAAGTTTTTCAGAAATATATCTTTGGCATTGCTGTATTGTATCTTTATTGCTCTGAGAACAATCAATTATCCGCTTTAATAATTCTTCGTCAAACTGCTTGCCTTGACAATGAAATGCCCGCTTAAACAAGTCATCCAATGCAGGAACACAGCCAATGGTTCCCAACATGATTTTAGTAATCAGAGTATCTGTCGCAGCAAGGTTTAAGGATGAAGTCTTATTTTCCGGTTTATAATATGTGATTTTACTGTAGTAATCTTTGAGCGCATTGTACAACTTCATTATTTGAGAAACATCATCCATTGTAAACCATTCTTTTCGTAGGGAATGAAATTTCCTTATTATGTTTACGGCATCCATATGAATCGTATAATCTTTCCAAAGTATTCCACAACTACCTCTATACATTCCCCAACTCGCTAAATAAAAAGCAAGGTGAAGAGATAAATAGTCTACTGAATCTAAATTACCGAATGCCGTATAGCAATATTCCCATGATTTAAAGCGATGATTTGAGTCTTGAACCATATTACTCAAATATTTTTCAACGCTACTTTTTTCTATGTCTAAAATAGAAAATGTCATTTCTATATAGTTAATTGTTTGACTCAATAAATTCCTTCAACCGATACAATCTATCAATGGCCGGATTGTAGAAAGCATCCGGATAGTGCTGCTTAATATCGCAGATATTCGCATTAACATACATAGAGGTGTCAAAAATATGTTCTGCCTCACTTAGCATCACCTCCTTGGGTAACTGGGTTGTTTGTGCCCATTCGATTATTGCCTTGACGGATTCCTCGTCATAGGAATATTTACTTTCTTCTGCCATAATTGCTATTTATGTTTTTATGAATTAGCCTGCACAAATATAGATAATTGAAGCCAATTACAAATGATATAGAAGCCGAAGTTATAGGAAATATTGAGGCTTTGCATTAATTTTGTCACTACTTATAATTTTTTACACCATATGAGCCCAAAGAATGTATATGAATTAATCCAGGAAAGACTGGAAGTGATTTTTAAAGAGTTCGACAATATATACATTTCCTTTTCAGGTGGAAAGGATAGCGGAGTGTTGCTGAACCTATGTCTGGACTATATGCGTAGGAACCGGCTGAAGCGCAGGATTGGAGTGTTCCACATGGACTATGAGATACAGTACAGTATGACCATTGACTATGTGGACCGGGTATTGGAGGCAAACAAGGACATGCTGGACGTGTACCGTGTCTGCGTGCCTTTCCGTGTAACGACCTGTACCTCCATGTACCAGAACTACTGGCGTCCCTGGGACGAAGCAAAAAAGGAAGCATGGGTCAGAGAAATGCCGGAGGGCGCAATGACTGTAGACGATTTCCCTTTCTATAACCGCAGGATGTGGGACTATGAATTTCAGACAGAGTTTTCCCGTTGGCTCCATCAACGGAAAGCTGCACGGCGTACCTGCTGTCTGGTGGGCATACGTACCCAAGAAAGCTACAACCGTTGGCGCACAATCTATCGAGGTGTGAAAGAGCAATATAAGGATTACCAATGGAGCACGAAAATCGGTGAGGGTGTGTATAACCTATACCCACTGTTCGACTGGAAAACGGAGGATATATGGATTGCCAACGGCAAATTCCGATGGGATTACAATAAACTATACGACCTCTACTACCAAGCCGGGGTAAGCCTTGACCGGCAACGGGTGGCAAGTCCATTCATCAGTGAGGCCATTGAGAGCCTTGCCTTGTATAAAGTCATTGACCCCAATACTTGGGGACGGATGATAGGACGTGTAAACGGAGTCGGCTTTGCCGGACTTTACGGCAATACCCGTGCGGCAGGAAGGAGAGCGATACGTCTGCCGGATGGATATACCTGGAAGTCATTCATGGAATTCCTGCTTTCGACCCTGCCGGAACATACCAGGAGAAGATACCAGGCCAAGCTGGAAACCAGTATCAAATTTTGGAAGGAAAAGGGTGGAGTTCTCAGTGATGAAGTCATACAGAAGCTGAAAGACCGCAATATCCCCATCCAGGTAGGTGACAGCACCAACTATAGGACAGACAAGAAACCAGTACGAATGGACTACCTGGATGACATTGACATAGAAGAGTTCCGAGAAATTCCCACCTATAAGCGTATGTGTATATGTATCCTGCGTAACGACCATACCTGCAAGTATATGGGGTTCGCCCTAACCAAGGAGGAGAATGAAATGAAGAGCAATGCCTTGAAAAAATACAAGGATATTTTATAAATACTGCATTGTACAGTAAACATATAAAACTGCCCCGACTTTCGCAAGCCAGAGCAGTCCAATTTATAAATTTAAAGTCTTATGATGAAGATTGTCTGTTGCGCCAATGTTTTACTATCAGCATAACGACAATCAAAACGGTTACACAAACACAAGCAAAACCAATTTGTTTAAGCAAGGTGGATTCTTTTTTTTCTTTTATAGTTTCTGACCGTTTTTCCTCACGGGTATTGGAAATGGTTCTTTTATCAGCCTTGACACTCGTAGTATCGGCTACTACCGTCTGTCTATCCTCCTTCTTATTGAAATCACCTTCTACATGACCGTCAGCCAATAACGGAGATTTCCCGGTCAGGCTGTCGGGCGGTTTTCTTGTATCATAGATACGGAAATCAATCACATAGTTACCATTAGCGGTAATGAGTTCGCTCAAAGAGGTACTTGCCCCATGTACGATATCGACCGATTCACTCGTGCTGTCCTTTCTGATTACTTCTGCATCGGACTTGACAGTTTTATGAGAGCTGCCACATGATAACAATAGGAACAGACACATGAAAGGAGCCAGCAATATATGCCGGCTTACCCAGTTCATAACCTTAGCCAACATAGGCAATGTCATTTATACGGTTCATCCAGCCTCTCTTGAATTTATTGTTAGCCGGACGTTTCCTGCATATATCCTCAATGAAGTCGAACCGTGCAATCTTAATCATGTCGAACAACTCACGCGGGTTCCTGGCATTCACCGCAGCAAGTGTCTTAGGTCCAACAATGCCATCTACAGAAACACCAAGCAAGCGTTGAGGTATCTTTATTCCGTGTGCACCGGATGCCCACACCCAATCGACAAGGATATTAGCAACTGATTGCGATTTAATATCGTCAGCTTTCCATCTGTCCCAATAATGCGGCTTGAGCACCCGGTTAACGACATCCTCACGGGTAAGCAAACGCAGGTCATCCACGTCTATATCACCGTCACCGTCCTTGTCATAGCCGCATGATTTCCACGTGCCGATAGTCACACCCATATTCGTAGCCCCTCCCAAATCGTCAGGGTCATTTACAAAACCGCCTTCCCACTTTAGGATAAACGGCGCTAATTTATACACATTCGCCATTCTTATTTTCCTCCTTGATTTTTGGTTTTACATAAAAATACAATATATTTGCAAACGCCTTTGTTTAAACTTTAAGTTGTGTAGTATTAAGGGAAAGGGAGCCGTTGTGAAACACCTTCCTTTTTCATAATTTGACCTCCCTGAACTCCGGAAGGATGTACTGGATATTCACCGCCGCCTCATGCAATACTTTGTGAAGTTCGTCCTCACCCATCCCGGTATCATCAGTAAACTCACAAAAGATATTGCCAACCCAATCCTGGGAGGAATTGAGCCTCTTGATGGCAACACTGCGGCATCCGTTCGTCGAGAGTAATGATTTGACAACCCTATCCTTGACCTGGCTGTCAATATCCGAATAGAACATGAAAAGATTCTCCGCAAGGCTTTTCGCAAATACCGCCACCTCACTCATGGGAAGCGACTGGATATTCTCACGCATACCGGCAATGCCCTTACGCTTCACCTCGAACTGTATACTAAGGAACGCCACATGTCCCAAAGGATGAGGTTGGACGATATACACCCGGTCCGCTTTCGTTTCATAAAGAACCCTCCAAAGCTCACCGAACACCCTGGCCGAGTTCTCACTCCTACGGTAACTTTTCCTTTCCTCTTCTTTCTTGAAGTACTCCACTTTTAAATCCGTCATCTTGTTCTTAGTGTACTGGTTGTAGGCGAAATAGGCAGCCGCCAAAGATCCGAGGGCGCTGACCATGTTTGCAATGTCTATTTCCATTTGTTTTTTTTAATATTAAAGGTTATATTTGCAACGTTTCATAAACAAATTTTATATAGCAGATTGTAATACGTCTTGCCTGCGACTGGTCGGACGTATTTTTCTTGTATCCTGCATATCTCGATAAAAATGAGTATCTTTGTTTCTCATAAACAATTTTTTAATTCGACTGTGTCCTGGTTTGTTCGTGAGAGCAAACCGGATGCGAAGCTTTATAAATCTGCGCAGGGAGTAAACTTCATACCGCAACATCATACTTCTCTCTAATTCCCTGCAAAAATTCCGTTCTACCGTGAGGTAGGACGGTTTTTTATATGAATGCCCCGTGTACGAAAAAAGCAAGGCATCATCAAATACACCAACATTCTACAATCACTGCCCCCAACCATTTATTTCATCCTTGTTTATATAAACATTAAAAACTATATTTGTACCGTTTTTTGAAAACTTATCTAATTTATAAAGTCCAATTACACCCTGCTTGTGACGAGTAGGGTGTAATATTTAGTAACCAACCATACAAACGTCCGACATTGTACAAATGTACATCAGACGAAATCAAACAAGTTGTTGAATTACAATTTTCCACTGACATCCCGTGACAGCAAAAGTAATTGCTTCCACAACCTTGAAAAAGGACATAAAAAAAGAGCTCGATGACAACATAAGTCGCCACTAAGCTCTTGGTATTTATATACATTTCTACAAGCAAATATAGGAATTTATATTTGAAATCCGATTACTTATTGCATCCTTTTTAAATGGTCATCCAATGTTTTAGGATTGCATTTCAATTTTCTACAAATGGCAGCTTTAGAATATCCGTATTCAAGCATAGTTTTAATCAATCCTTCTTTGCCCGTCAGCTTGTAATGCGAGTTATGCCCACCCTTATGCCGCCCTAATTTCTGTCCTTCGGCAACACGCCTGGCAAGACCTTCTTTGGTCCGTTGCGAAATCAAATCACGCTCAATCTGAGCTGACAGACCAAAAGCGAAGGCAAGTATCTGAGACTGTATATTGTTACCCAACTCATACTTCTCCTTTACAGTCAGAACAGTGATTTTTTTTTGCATGAGAGTGTTTAGAATGCTCATCACTTCCATCAGACGACGCCCAAGACGACTAATTTCAGAGCAAATAAGGGTATCACCCTTTTTAAGTTTTTTCAGCAAAGCGCCAAGCTTCCGTTCTTTTGCAGACTTGGTACCGGATATGGTTTCCGACACCCATTTGTCTATTTGCAGTTCTCTTATCTTACAAAATCTCTCTATCTCAAATTTCTGATTCTCAACCGTTTGTTTGTCTGTACTGACTCTAATATACGCGTAAATCATTTTTCACGCAAAGATATAAAACTCAATTACAAGGTAGAAAATAGCACATCCTTATAAGATGCCTATCCAAAGTTATCGGATTACATTGCAGCCTTCTACAAATGGCGGCTTTGGAATATCCGTATTCAAACATCTTTTTTATTAGCCGTTCCTTTCCAGTCAATTTATAGTGGGAATTCTGAACACCTGGTTTTCGTCCAAGCTTCATCCCCATGGCTACCCGCCTGGCAAGTCCGGCTTTGGTTCTCCTTGATATATCTTCCCGCTCTCTTTGAGCAAACAATACTTTGAAAAAAGTATCTTGCACAGAATCTGAATCATCCTTAATAAGCTTGTCATCACGAATTTCCACAATATTGGCTTTTGCCATGAGACAATGGGATATGATTGCAATCACCATATATGCACAACGTCCGAGCCTCGAGAGTTCCGTAACATATATGGTATCGCCTTGGTCTATCGTATTCAGTATCTTGCCTAATTTCCGTACATTGGGATGCCTGGCACCAGACACACTCTCTTCAATCCACTTATCTATAATGAGCCCCTTGCGCTTGCAATATTGCATAATCTCGTACCGTTGGTTTTCAACGGTCTGTTTTTCACTGCTGACCCGTATGTAACCGTAATTCATAGGATTCTGTTTTTCTCCTTTAAAAGTAAGAATTTATATGCAATTAATAAAGTATCGAACATAAAGTTTTCATAATCCGGAGGATTCGCCCATTAAATGTGAGAATATTATGGCAGAGCAAGATATAGCAATGAACGCGTTCACTTCAGCTACGGATGCGGAGTACATATATGCAGAAGCTACGAACGGTAGCCAAGTGAAGATTAAGAAGAGTGATTTGCTTAATGCAATGTTTCAAAAAGGAAGTTTAGCTCAAAATGCAAATGATTTGGTTCAGACGGGAATATACCGAGGTGGAAATATAGAAAATGCACCATCAAACGATATTTCTGCCATAATTGTTTTTAATGCGTCTCCTTACATTATTCATTTTTGTTTAGCTATGACAACGGGGAGAATATATTATCGAAGGTCTGTAAATAATGGCGAATCATGGTATAGCTGGTTATCAATAAATACTACCGCTGTTTAAGTTGTATTCTACTATCTTATTTCTCTGCCTTATCTCTTGCCCCTTAAATGTATTAAGTATGGCAGAGAAGCAGGATATTAGAGAAGAGCAAATGACTGTAACCAACAGTGTGGATTATCTGCGAGGCTTGAAAGGAAATAACAGCGTGTTGATTAGCGTATTAGATGCTATATCAAATAAGGCAATTGTTAATAAAGGACATGTTAAGACTGACGTCCTTAATATCGTCGGGAATTATGTTGCATATTCAACATCAGATATTGATGGCAGCGGAATAGATGGTTGTCTTATCTCGATAAATCCGACCGGGCTTGAAGGTGCACAGATTAAAGTTGCATATAATATGAGCATAATTAAAGTTAGAGCTGCCTATAATGTCGATGGAGCAGCGAAATGGTCAGATTGGAAGTCAATAACTATTACTTGAGCTAACTATTTATTTCCTCCTTTCGCTTCTTTGCCATACTCTTTGCCCCTTAAATGTAAGGATATGGCAGAAGATATTAAAGAAAATGAGATGACTTCGGTCAGTGGCGTAGACTATGTGAGAGGGCTGAGAGGCAATGACAGCGTGCTGATTGCTCTTAATAATCTGTTTGCTAATTATGGATTTGTCAGAGTGAATCAAAGATTTGATGCTGGAGAAGAAAAGGAAATCAACTTTAAAAATGGCGGTATAGTAACAATAAGAGTTAGTAGCCATAGCCATTCTATAGGAATGGCAGTCATAAACAGTGATTTAAGTGCTAATGTTCTGTCCGAATTACCAAACGGAAACTTTGGCGGCAAAGTAGAGGGTAAAATATGTATATATAGAAAAGAAAGTAATGGAAATCTGTATATATACAATGGAGCAGCAATTGCACATAACATAAATGCATGTTTTATTTCAGTTACCTAAATGTTTATTTTGCTTATTGTTTATATAGAATAAATTGACACCGTTATTTCCAAGCATGCTTCTTGCCCCTTAAATGTATTAAGTATGGCAGAAGATATTAAAGAAAATGCAATGAGTGGTGGAACACCTGCAAGATTGCGTGGGCTGGCAGCAAATGGTAATAGTATTAGTCCGACATTGGCAGAGGTTATGAATGCAATGCCGGTAGCAACAGAGACAAACAAAGGGCTTATGCAAGCTAATGGATTTGAACAAGGTAAGAGTATATTAAGTGAAGGATACAATAATGAAATCAGTGCTGGTGTATATTCATCTACTGATAATTTAGATAATATGGGGACTGGAATTTTATTAGCGCTAAGAGGGTTTCAATACACGGCCCATTTATACATTACCAACTCTGCAAGAATATATATTAAAACCATCCGTAGCAATGGAGAGATTTTAAAAGATTGGACGTTGATAAATAATACCTAAATATAAGAGAGCTTTTGAGCCTTCATTTCTCTGCTGTGTTCTTTGCCCATTAAACGTACAAGGTATGGCAGAGAAACAAGATATTCAAGAGAATGCAATGGCTGGGGGTACACCTACAAGATTGCGTGGACTGGCGGCGAACGGCAACAGTATATCACCAACATTGGAAGAGGTAATGAATGCGATGGGAATATACACCTATAGCTTTACATTGGCGGCAGGTGAGGAAAAAGACCTTGGTGACTTGGGGTACGGTATATATTTGCTTGCATCTCCCAATAATGCAGCAACAGCTATATTTGCTTGTGGTTCCTATTCGAATAGCTTTGTATCAGATGCGGGTTCAAATTACTACTGTGATTATACAGATGGGACTAAAGGTATTGTTTTCGGTCGAAAAACGACAAATAGTAGCTTTTTTATCAAAAGCAACAGAAAAACTGAAACATCCATAGTTTTAAAAAGGATTGGTACCTTATGATAGTGGTTCTGCAAGCCATGTGGATTTTCATTCTGGTTATGCCCGTTCTGACCGAGATGGCCGGAACGGGTTTAATTATGTCAATATATTTGTTTCCATTCTCCCCAGTTATACGTATCTTTTCCCGTATTTTTCCTACCTATTAACATGAAGCCAGTCATATTATAACTATAAGCTTTTATTGTCACTACATCTAATCCATTTATATCTCCACCAATACGTGATATTATCTCAACAGTACCATAAAAGGTTCCATTCCCTTCAGGGCCATTGAAAGTCCCTGAAGTACTTGTATTAATTTCGTAAATATAAAGACCTGCCCCGGGAAAATTGGCAGGGTCTTTAAAATCTCCATTAAAATTCAATTTGGGAGTGATATGCACCAAATCTTCCTTCTTTATCAGCACACTGTCTTTGCCCTTTAGCGCTCTTACATAGTCCACACTGTTAGACACAGTCATTTGGTCTTCTCTAATATCATCACCTGCCATACTTAATACATTTAAGGGGCATAATTTCCGGATGGAAATATTACCCGATTTAACATTTTAATAATTAACTCGTTTTGTAAATTATAAATCAAATTTTTCCGTAATATCTGAAGAACTCAAAAGGAGTTCTCACATCCAGATAACCGTCTACCTCTTCGTTAGCTTCCGCTTCCATCTCAAACGCGGAATTGCCGTAAGCCTTATCACCTACATTTATCCAACACCGGTTACGGCATAAGTGATAAACGTATGAAATCGCATACTCCAACCCATACTGAAGGTAGAACCACAACGGGCATAGCAGATATACCCATAAGTTGAATCCGGTAAACAGCATGATTACCGTCAGCAGCACAGCGGATGCAATCATGCATTCCTCCCATTGACGCACATGAATCGCCTCATGGTTAAGTGTACTCTGCTTCATCTCCTCCTTGCTTTTCTTGGTGAAGACGAAACATCCCAATGTGATGGTGTTGTAACCCTGCCACAGCAGCCATTTCGCTAACTTGCTTTCATAAAAAACTTTCATACATCTTTCCATTTATATTAGTTTGTTAATTAACCGGGTTTTCGTAATCATGGTCACCCAAATCAGCATACGAATACGAAATGCCATTTTTATTGGTTGAAATCCAGACTCCTCCCAATGATATGAATTCATAAACACCAGGCTCTGTGATATGAGCTTTATTGCAATAATGGTATTGACCGTCAACCAACTCCATATCATTAAATCCGTCCGATGTCACAACTGACACATAGCCATATGTGCTCCCTGAAGAATTATTATATATGATCAAGGATATTTTCATACCCACACATTGGGCAGAGCTGGGAAGCATGTATTCACTTTGGCCTATTCTACTGGGACGCCCATTGCCAAAATCCGAACCAAAATTGGGGTTCAGGTAAAAGTAGCCTTCATTGGAACTAAACCCATGTATCTTTATGAATGCCGCTGTCGCTGTAATTTTTCCTTGAACATTGACTTCTCCAGTCTCACCATCAATGCTACAAGTGACATTTCCATTCTTATCCCTTGCCAATACGTTCTGTACCACCAAATCATCCACAAGGATTTCATCAGCACGTATTTTTCTCGCTAAAGCCATATCCATAGCTACAAACATAAACTGCTGTGCCGCCTCCCAATTCGCATCACCGTCTATCGAGGTAGGTGCGACAGTGACCGACGTACCGTAAGCCCGTACCCGAAACGGAATGGTGCGATTGTTGAATGTGGCCAGTACGATGTCATGGTAATCTTCATTCCAGACATATGTGTTGCCCTTGGCGAAAAAACCTCTCGGACGCGGCTCACTGGCATCCCGTCCGCTTGAACCGTCATAACTTACACCCACGGACATCTCGGCTATAAAGCTGTCATTCCATGCCGAAGCGTCAGCCTGGCTCTGGTAACAGCGGACAGAGAAAGTGGAATACCCTGCAGAAGCGTTGACAGTAATCTCGGAAGCCCTCGAAGGCCCTGCGATGGCGCTCCATATCCCGTTGCTGTAGCCTCTCGCTGCCAGATATCCGTCCGGATAAGTCAATGTGGCGCTGCCGAGCGTCCGTTTGGCATACACCCGGAAAGCCGAAGGCACCAAAGACCCGGCACTGCTCACCCGTATATTGCTGCATGTACTGATGAGATAGACCATGCCGCCGTCTGATGTCAGTTGTTCCCATTCGTCGGTGTTCACTTCTTCCGTAATGATATAACCGTAGGACTTGCCGCCGTTCTGGGTCTGAGTGATTCGCCTCCCGTCATGAGTTGTCTGAGTCCATAGAGGTGGATTCGAAGTGTCAACCTTTGAGAGCCAGGAGCGACTCCCCATCGTACAGATGGTGAGCTTTTTGTATGGAGTATTAGCCGTGCGCCACTCACCGCCAGCCTTGACGGATTCGCCGTCACCGCCCGGTTTCCCAGGATTACCGTCGTTGCCATCCACAACCATGGGTATAGTTTCCCGGTCCACGACCTGCCCACCCACGTAGAACACGAACTGCAGCTGCGTCGTGAAGTTCTTCGGGGAAATGGCCGTGCCGTTCTGTATCTCGACCTCCGAACCACCGTCCTTACTGTATTTCAGCACACCATCCGTCGTAACAGCAGTACTGCCACCGACCGACTTGGTGCGTGTACATGACACGCTTGCCACGCTGTAAGTACCGTCCTTCCGCTTGCTTACCGATGAGACGGAAGGCACCAGCCTATAGAGTACCGCATCACTGCCTGGATTACCGGCACGCACCCCGGTAATGGTGAACACCAACTCACGGCTTATATCAGTTCCTTGGATAGTAGCCGTAACAGTTATCCTGACTTCTGAGCGTGCAGGCATTGAGACACCGGCCTGTACGGTGAAGGCTATCACCCCCGTATTGACATTGTAGCTCTCCGTGACACCTGCCGGGGTCACGCATGAGATGGATTTCAACTGTAGCTTCTGCGTGCCGTACCACATGCCGACGGTCGTATTGAGCACGGACTGCGCAACGGTCTTTCCCTCATATGTCAAGGCAATGCTTTCCATCTCGTTGTCGAAATCGGCTACAATGGCAGACTCGCCGTCAAAGCCCCATTTGGCCCAGATGGCGGCCGGACTGAACGCGCTCCATACACCGTCCTTCTTAGTTCGGCAGCAAGCCCACTCGTATGGCAGGCTCTCGCTGACACCAATCGGGTCATCATGCCAGCCGGACGGCACGTAGTCATCCACCTGCAAGGTGGCTGGCGTAGGAGGCGTCACATTCTCTGTCGTATGTTTGAATATCCACTCATAGCCTTTTCCGTCCTTACCATCCTGGCCGTTCTCCACCAGCAGCTCATACTCAGCCGTGTTCAAGTCCCCGGTAATGGTATATCCGTAGCTCTTTCCACCGTTCTGCGTCTGCAGGATGCGTCTCCCCTCATTGGTCGTCTGAGTCCACATCGGAGGATTGTCGGTACCACCAGGAGCAATACAGAGGAACACACGTCCGGCCATCCTGGTAATACCCATGTAAGGTATATGCTTACCGGTTTCCCATTCACCGCAATTGGTAATGCTTGTACCGTCTGCACCCTTGCTGCCAGTCACACAGATGGCGTTCGTTGTGGTGGAAGTATCGTCAGTAAAGACTATCCTTGTCCGGGTCCAGATATACCAGCCGTTTTTCCACGCCGGAGAGTCTGTCTGCCACTCGCCTCCGGTTGTGGTGGCCGATGAAGAGGAAAGGTAGTATTCTTCGGTAATGGACTTGATGCCCTTGCCGTCGGCCCCCTGCCCACCACTGATACAAGCCGCTTGGGTGTACTTGACTTCGCCATCAGAATAGACAATCTTCGTCCGCGACCAGATATACTTGCCGGCTTCCCATTCAGGGGAGGTAGTCTGCCAACCGTCCACCGGGGCAATGACATTAGACACCGATATCGCGTATTCCACATCGGTAGACTTGATACCCTTGCCGCTTTCTCCCTTGGCCGCATATTTCAGCCAGTCGGCATTGCCGTCTGCCGGTTCTGTAGACGTGCCTTTCTCATTGACACATATCCATGAGCTGCCGTTATGCGTCACCTCATCATAATAGGCATACTTCTCACCCTTTTTCCACGTACCTTTAAATAGCGGTACCCGGAAAGCCTCGCCGGTGATGTCATCCACCTGGAATATCTTGCCGGACATGATGACGTGGCGAAAAACAGCCGAGTAGTTGTCGGCCGGAATGCCGTGAACTGTTCTGCCTTTCTTCTTGCCAATCCACGACATCTCTTGTGCCGGCTCGACATCCCAGGTATTGGCGTGGTCGAAGAAAGTGATGCAGTTGTTGCCGTTAACCGTATCAATCAGGATGTACGTCTGCCGTTCCGGGTCTGTAAAGTTACCCGTCTGGGCGAGTACCATCGCATCCCCCGGCTTCCAGTCGGTACCCGGTTTCGGCGTCATGACGAATGTCTTGGCAGTGTAATCGGCAGAAGTCACCCGGAACTTCATCTCCTCGAACCCCTGCAGCTTGCCTTCGGCGTTCTTGGTGACGAAGTAGGTGGTCAGAATGTCATCCACAAACTGGCTCAGCCCGTCGGCATCGGTCAGGTCAGGAGTTATGGTGTAGCTGCCGTCACCGTTGTCGCTCCATTCCTTGACCGTACATCCGCCTCCGGGAGAGGCGCACATTCTGCCTTTGAAATAGGTCACACGGTTATAGGCAATCTCCGGAACAAACAGACGTTTGCGGAAAATGCCCTCTTCCATTTCAAGGATGCCATTCTTATCGATACAACCTCCGGAAATACCGGTGATAAACTCGCCGAACTTGACCCAATCTCCGAAGGTTATGGGGAAGGGGGTGCCGTCAGCTCGGTCTTTGCGAAGGAACATTGCCAAGGAACGCAATGCCGAAAACACGTTATTATCCGTGGCCGGTGTAGAGTCATTCCTTCTTATCACATACACACCACTACTACCACTGCCAGTATAGGTCTGTCCCTTCAGAGTAAGGCTCTCAACCTTCTCCTCCAGCTCCCCAATACGGGAATAGGCAGCGGTTTCCCCGACAGTATATATAGGGGAATCATAAGGCAGGTCAAGATTGAATTCAAATCCGATAATCCTTGACTGCCTTCCGTTCTCGAAATAGGCCTTGTTGATAAGGTTGACCTTTTGACCGATGCTGTAGAGGTTGTGAATGCCGTCCTCACTGTATGCGACATCCGACATCATCTTACAGTTATATGTAGAAGGGTCTATCTTTGATTTGGCAACGTACTTATCGGCTTTGTCCTTTAACTCCAACTGTGCTTCTGCTACCAGTCCCATTTCAGCTATCTTCATGGGATTCCAGCCTGATAAGATGTAAGTATCACCATTTTCGGGGATAAGCACTCCATCCGGAAGCGGTCTGCCGTAGTCCTCATTCCTGACTATCTCCCAAAGCTGTGCCTCAGGGTTCCAGCCACCGTTCTCAAGTTTCTCCGGCTTTCCCTCAGGGTCGAATGTCACAGCGAATTCCATACCATTCAACTTGCCGGATTGGAAAGTGATTTTCAATTCCTTGCCGGGAAGGATATAGTCCTTTGAGAAGGTAATACCAGTATCCTTGAAGCGGTAGGCATTCCACTTCTTTTCAGTGGTAGTCCCGTCGGCATTTTCTACTTTGTCAGTGTATTCCTTGATGGTAATGTCCGACATCGTGCCGACCCTTCGGGGATAGACCTCATCGAAGATAACCACTTGTTCGATGGCTTCCTCGATGGTCATACCAGGATAAGCGTCTATGTACGGAGTTCCTTCGGGCAACATTAAGCGTTTTTGCACCACGCCGTTCAGCACTACAGTCTCATCAACGGGGCGGTAGTCAGATGGGATATTCTTTGTTGAGCCGAAAGCATAGATACGGGTGGCGTAGGTGGACCGGGATTCTGATCGTGGCATTTCCTGCACATTTTTCCCAATCTCGAAATCCACCGCATCGCCAGACTCACAACGTCCGAAATGGATGATGTTTTCAGTCACCCAGCATTCGCAATCCCATTTCTTTGCCATAGAGAAGCAGGCGTCAAGGATGTTGATGTTGTCATAAGTCATCAGTAGCGCCTTATTCTCTACAGTGCTGTCAATGGAGAAAACAAAATCTTGTCCTTTGTATTTGTAACCAAGAGCTTTTAAATTTCTAAGGATTATACCGGCTTGAACATCAAGTGAAGCGGTGAGATTCCAGGACGCTTCCTGCCCGGCCACTTCGGGGGTATATTTAAAGATTTTGTTTTTCCATTTCCAGTAGTGGGCGTCAAGCTGCAACTCATAGTCATAGCCTGCGTTATCGGTGTTGAATACCGGCTTCTGCAAGTCGCACACCTCGAACAGCCCGAAGTCGCACTCCACGTATGAACCAAGTTTGAAGAATATAGGACTCTCCAAGGAGAACTTTAACGTGATGTAGTCCTCCTTCATAAGAGTAAACTTACGCTTGCAGCCTTCATTGGGAAGGGTAGTAAGCAGGATAGCACCGGATATGTCTTTGATGTCGATTTGTTCCACGTCTTCAAAGTTCGGAGATAAAAAAAAGAGTGCCCAATTTTGAGCACTCACATTCACGACAATAGAACCAATGTCGTGAATTAGGTTCTGTTTGCCGGATTCGGTTCGTTGAACTTGACTGAAATTTTTCCGAAAGTTCGGTCTAAACCCTGTGCGTAAGTGATACTTTTACCGAGATAAATCAGATGATAAATCTCGCTACTATTAGCCGGGACTTGAATATCAATCTTGCCTTTATAAAGCTCATCGAAGAAAGCTTTTTTCTTTGATTGATAATCGGACTGGGAGTTTCCTTCAATTGTAAAAGAAAGTGTTATTTCCCTCTCATCGACTTTAGGATTATTGATTATCACACGTTTTCCATGTTCTAACCGGGACTTATTCTCTATAAATTCTTTCATGGGTGATGATGCACCAAGTACATCAAGAAAGCCCTCTCCCATTCTTACCCCCCATGTTGTGTAGGCGTCTTGGGTATTTATCAATAAATCTGACATAGTTTATAATTTAGATGTATTGTTTTTCACTTCTGCCATATCTTTCTGAATTTGAATGATTGGTTTTACAATAGCTCCTGTATTTTCCGAAATCTGTACCAATTCAAGATAAGATTGTGCTATCAAATCTCGCGTATCATCAGCGATATTCCTTGTTTCCGTATTTATGGAAAGTAGAGCATCAGCTTTTACTGTTAGTAAATTAAGCGATTGAGATTGAATGATATTTTGATTCTTTATCTCTTCTCCTGCTATCTGCAGAGCAGTAAACCTACCGCTTAATTCTCCTGCATCTTCATGTGTCATTTCAGTACCGAACCCTCTGGAAGCTGAAGACTGGGATGTTGATTCTTGCGAAATCTTGTCATATCCGGTGGCTGCGGCAAGCTCGTCACGGAGCTTCATCGCTTCTTCAATGTAGCCCATATACTCGTTGTTCAACGCATTTCTTTCGGATTCCGTCAAAGAACCATCCTCCATACCCTTTGCAAACTTCTCATACCACTTCTTTAGCTTGTCCTGATAAAGCGTGCCTATCTGCTCGGAGAGCATAGCTTGCATGAAGTATTCCGAAACATCCTCGGCTGCATCTTTGGACGACGCTTTCATGTCCATAAGGGTATCTATGAAATTACTGTACACACCATCGAATGTAGTCTGTGTAAGCTGCTCGTTTATCTGATTATGGATTTCCTCAATACGTTCCTCCCCCTCGATAATCTTATCAAGATAATCTCTCACATCGCCATCTAATTTAGCCCAAAAAGTAGGTGCTTCTGACTTTAGTTTCTCCAACTGTTCAGTAGTCAGGTCAAACAATCCCGTCATGCGTCCGGTACCTATAAAATCCTTGGCGTCTTTGACAGACATATCGAGCGCTCTGGCGATGTCCTGCCAGTCGCTTGACGAGGTGTTCTTTGCCATGCGCTTGCCAATGGAATGAGAACCGGCAGACGCACCGGAGTTTAATCGTTCACGCCCAAGTATTCTGTACGCCTCAATGCTCTTGTTGACAAGTTCAAGAGCCTCTTTGCCTACCTTGTCCGCTTCTGCTCCGTAGGATGTGTTGATGTACTCCAGCTTCTTGTCTATCAGCTCATCCCATATCTCATTGAGTTTGTTATATTCCTCGACCATCTCGTTATAGTGGGAATAATCGGTACCACCAAAACCCGGTATTAACCCTCCCAAAGAAATAACAGAAGTCAAAGCCCCTTTAACGGTTTGTAGACTACCGGTGATGATAGACATAGGCTTCATTAAGTCGATATTTCCAAGTCCGTTCAGCATCTCACCAAAGCCGGACATTGTTCCTTCCAGCCATTCAGGTGTTTTTGTGCCAAGCGTTTCCATTATACCGATAACTTGATTACCGGCATCGACATATTGACCTATCTCATTAATTCCTTTATGTAAAGCATCCGTGGCTTCATATAGGGCCTTCTGCTTGCTGTTCTTTGCACTTTCAAGGGTGGCTTTGGCATTCTTCTTTTCCTCATCAGTACCTTCTTCCAAAGCTTTGTTATACGCTTCCTGTGCTTCACACTGTGCGTCCGTGGCTTCTTTGAGGGATTTAAAGGAAACAGACATAGCTTCAAGGGGATTGCGTTCTGAAACCTTATCATCAATCCGTTCGATAGCATCTACCAGTTCTTTAAGGTTTTCAGGAGATAAATCCTTTTGAGATGATATAAAGTCTTTAAGGTTAACTTTCAACTTTTTCAAAGTATCAGTAGAAACCTTGTCAAGATTACCAAAGACTTGTTCCCAATTCATATTTTTCTTGAATTGTTCTGCATCAAGTTTGAATATATCTTCGTTCTTGGTTTCTGTACGTTTCTCTATAGAACGGTCAATCTTTGCTACTTCATCCATATTACCTTTAGATTCCGCTTTTTTACGAGCTTTTTGAAGTACAGCAATATCATCATTGAATTTCTTTTCAATGGCAAGGCGTTCATCTGTATATGAGAGATATTCATTAGCGAGATTGCTGTATATCTTTTCGTTATTTAGGACAGCTGCTTTATACAACGCATCGTAATATTTGTTCTCGTCATCCGACAACTCAATATCGGTAGAATCAAAAGACTTGCCTTTATTCTTCGGATTAGCTTCCCATGCAGCGCGAGCATCCTCAACTTTCTTCCGCAAAGCATCTTCTTTTTGTCGGTCAATAGCCTGCATCTCCTTTTCAAAGTTGAGTTCCATTTCAGCGATAGTCTTGGCAGAACCTTCATCCATAGCTTTGATTCGGGCTTCATCAACTTCCATCTGCAAATCTTCGGCAGAACGTTGCTGTTCTAATGATTGCTTATCAAGGAGGGCATTATATTTATCAGTCTGCTTACGAAGTTTCTCGGTTTGATTATCTTGTTTGGTTAATGAACTTCCGGTAATACCGCCCAAATTTTTATAGGCTTTTTCAGTTGTTTCTACTCGTTTCTTAGCTTCTTCATACTGCTTTGAAGTAAACTTGGATTTATCCTTTTCTATTTCAGAAAGTTTCTTCTTAGCATCATCCCAGTCTTTCTTCGCTTTCTCATAATCCTGCTTGTAGGTAGTAGGGGATTTCTTTTTAGCCAACGCTCCATTAATTGAAGAAATAACACTTTCTAAATCCCCACCTTTAACCATCATCCCGTTTACAACAAAACCATTGCGTTTGGATGCAGACGATTGAGCAAGTTTCAATTCCGTTTCAAGCTTCTCCTTAGAATAGTTTTTAAGATTGGATTTGTAAGCGGAAATATTATCATCCAACATGTCTTTCTGATACTTTTTTAAAAGTTCAGAGTTTTTCTCCATTTGCTCACGCACCTGTACGTATGACTGATTACCAGAAAACATTTTCCATATTTCCTTATCGAAATCAGACATATTCTTCCGTAAATCGGCATTATCAAATAGCTGCAAATATCTCCGTTGGTTAGCAATCGTTTGTTTTAGAGCATTATAATCATCTCTCCTGCCCTGAACAGAACGCCTTGAATCTTCTTCGTTTATTTTTTGCTTCAACTTTAAGATATCCTCCAACTTTAGCTTTTCAATATCGTATTGTTCGAAAATTTTAGGGTATTCTTTACGAAGTTCTTCTAATGATTTTTGCCGAGTAAGAGTAGCCAAACTCTCATCACGAGCAGCCGTCAATAATTCTTCGATTCTCAGCTTGTGTTCCTGTTCTTTTTTAAATGCTGCATCTTTAATGCCATTATATTCTTTTTGAGCACGGGCGGCAGCAGTTGTACTATCAAACATTGCCCACATTGTAGTAGCAAGCCCACCGATAACGACAGTTAAAGCTACATAAGGATTGGTAAGCATTGCAGCGTTTAAAGCTAACTGCGCTTTTCGTGCCAATAAACGGGCATTGGTAAGTCCAATCTCCACAAGAGTATGTTTACTTTCGGCAGCAGTAACAAGCATCACTGCGGTCCGGTATGTACCATAAGTAACCACTAATCCAGCCAAGACCTTCCCTACTGTTTCATAATTCTGAATCAACGAAGTTGTCATTTGAATACCGTCCATGATAACACTTTCTGACTTAATTCCCAATTCGTTAAACACGGAATCCAAAGCATCCTGCATCATAGACAACTGACCATTGATAGTCTTTGAAGCATTCTCAGACATATTATAGAACTTACCACCTGCGGAAGTTGCATCAATGAATGCCTGTTGAACCATTTCAGCGGAAACAGTACCTTTGGACATTTCATCTTTGAGTGTAGCAATAGACTTTCCTGTCTTTTCGGAAATTTGTTGAAGTGGGTTGAATCCGGCATTAATCATTTGATTCAAATCCTGCCCCATAAGTTTACCTGCTGCTGACATCTGTGAAAATGCCAAAGTCAGCGAATTAAACTTACCGGATTCTCCCATAGAAATATCACTAATGGCTTTCAAGTATTTGATAGTGTCTTCTGCTTGTATGTTAAATCCAAGCATCATCTTTTCTGCTCCAACCATATCTGACATAGTAAGTGGAGAAATCTTAGCCAGTTCCTTGATTTGCGGAATCAGTCGCCCTGCTATATCTTCTCCAACCATAGTCTCAATAGCGGTCTGCATAGATTGAAATTCGCCACGCACACGAATCATTTCAGAACCTAATGCCTTTAATACTCCGGCGCCACCAATAACTGCCAGCGCTTTCTTCCAAGATATAGCGATACCTTCGTTAGTTTCTACTACTTGTTTCCCATCATTCTTATAAAGTGTATATTCATCCCGGAGTTTCTTTACGGAAAGACGCGCTTCGGCTTGCTGTTGGGTGAGGTTGAATAAAGCATCCCGTTCTTTTCCGAGCGCTCTTTCTTGTTTGCTGATGTGATTAAGCAGTTCTTTATCTTCCCCACCTCTTGAAACGATGTTCTTATATAGCTCCTTATTTTTACGAATAGTTGTTTGAAGAGAACCTATGGCACTCTTTTGAGCGATAATCTTCTCTGTGAACCCATTTACAGATTGGGAAGCATCAAAGATTTTCCTTTTGAATCCCGTTTCCATCTCTGCTCCAGCTTTGGCTGCATTAGTCACCAACTCATCCAATCTTTGGTTGGATGCAGCAAATTGGGCATTCAAAGCCTTGAAAGTAGCAGGAGACTGCGTGCCATCCATGCTCATTAACTCTTGTTTTAACTTCGCAATTTCATTACGGAGCCTTACAACTTCTTCCCAGTCACTACCTACCTTAAAATATAATTTCGCCATATCTATTTCTTTTTCCTACGATTAGCCAATTCCTTACCACTGATTCTATTCACCTTCTGACCACCATATACTGCGTGTAATTTATCCCGTTGCATCATCAACAGATTCCTATAAGGGATAATCTCAAACACTTCTGTATAACCCAGATGAAGCGTATCAATCAAATGGGCTATCTGCCCGAAGAACGTTGTGTTTCCTACTGTTTCGGTCTTGCTGCCAGCATCGACACGTTCCTCATCGAGCTGACACACTGAAAAGCCGAAATATCCATCATGGAGAAACACACCTCCAAGGCATTCCTAATTTCTTCAAAAGTCCCGTTCTCCAAATTATCAGCCAGTTCCTCACTGCCACAGATGAAACAAGAAAGGCCTTTCAGCATATCTCCAGTAATTTCAGGAAGTTCTTTAATAGCCTCCATGATATTATCTCCTCTCAGGGCGATATTGGAAAAATGATGAATGGCACGACAGATAATTTTAATTGTAGGAGATTTAATGGTATAAACCATCCCTCCTATCTCTACATTCTTGAAATCCAGCCCTAACAAAGCATCAGAAACCGTTTTTGCTGCTTGATTCATATTCTTAAACTAAAAGGGGGAATGGTATATATCCATCCCCCGGTTATCACTCTTGTGCTTTTACCAATGTTATCTCTTTTTTAAGAGTGGTATCAACTTCAGAAGGAGTGGTTTTAATATCTCCTGACTGAGTGACGTACCCCACTTTCGACACTTCATAGTGAACGGTAGCCCCAGCATTCACCTGCTTTGACTTGACCGTTGCACCGTCCAGCTTTACGGTCGCATCGGAAGGAATAGGTACAATGGTTACTGTAGTTCATGCCTGCAAAGCTTTAATCTGCCCCTCTTCGTAGTTATACTCAGAAGAAACACCTTCAATTCCCGGTTCCTGCACCAAGCCTTTTACAGCGATTGCAATTGCCTTATCCGTATTGGCTTCACGGGAAACAATACGGCATTTTGGGAAGATGAACCAGACATCATCATCGGTCAGACAGAACAACACTTTGTTAATGACCACTTTATCCAAAGCACGCTTCCAACCCACATCTTTAGATGTTGCCTGAATAACATCGCCCCCCATGAACGCTTTCTTTGTCTTCCAGTCATATTGTCCGATAGAGAAAGTTGGTGACACTTCTCCCGGCACATCATCGTAACGGTAATTCTTTCCCGTTAATTGGTTCTTGTACCCAGTGACGGAGGCTTCCGTCTCCTCAATCTGCCACGTTTCCCCGTGTACATTCAAGACCTCATCTTTGGCAGCGATGGCTGCTTGAATCAAAGTTTTTGCAATTTCGGGGGTAATGTCTGCCGTTACCTTATCAATGTCGGCAAACAAGATCCTTTTAATTCCTACTGCTGAAATCATAATCTTATAGTTTTACATTTAATACTTCAAATAAAATTCTCACATTCACATAATGACATTTCAAAGCTGTGTCCGCTTCCGTCCCAATTGATTCAATAGAGTAACGATAGGTTGTACTGTCATAGGTGCTTACTACATTATCAAGCAGCTTGCCAGCTTTTCTTTCGAGTTCATTCAAACGAATTGTGTTCGCCTCGCTCTCGCTAAGATCGGGAATGCAAAGGTTCACTTCGGCAAAAGACTTTTTCCAATAAGTTCCCAGCTGTTGTTTCTTCGTGTGGATGATAATCCTTTCGGACTTCAATTCACTCGTCAGCGTTTCACCATCAGGCACTATATCTATTCCGAAAGCCTTGCAATCCCGGTAGAGAATGTTTCCTATGTCGGTAGTTACTATCATCTTTCAAATCGTTTTTTACATCTTTCCTCAGTTCTTACTGCTGCACTTCCCGCCACTTCGTAACCTTTGGATTCTACGAATGACGCATAATCAGCTTCGTTTTTCAGAGTCAAGCCATCTTCATTAACCTCATAATCATTCGATTCTCTCAAATGCCCTGTACAGTCCCGATAACTCCCAGTCGCTTTTGCATCTTCAACGAACATCTCCCCCTCTTCCTTCATTCCTGCAATAACTTCTGTTTTACCTTCCTGGAAGAAATCATCGACATCCGAAAAGTCTGCATCTATTCCAACCATATTACTCTATAGGAAAAATAGTTTGTTTCCAAAGGGCTTTTAGCAACTCCTTCACCTCTTATGCTTCCATCGGCATTCAAACAACGAACCTCTGCACCTGCTTCAACCTTTGACGGCTTGTCAAAGACTACCTTGTACTTGAAATCATACAAAGCACCATTGATAGATACTTTCTTTTCCGCACTTACATCATCACAACGGCATTTGCATACCTCCTGCCAGTATTCACCACCTGTACCGGGAATGGGTCTGCCGAACTCATCCTTATCCATCGGGGTGATAACCTTAACCTGCAATATGTGGGGAGCGAATATCATAAGAAAGTCACTTTAGGTTTGTTACTCAGTTCGTCTTTCAAACCGTACTGTTTGCACAGCCATGAGTACAATTTCATTAGGCTATCAACATAATTAGACCAAGACACAGAAAATCCGCTTTCGCTGACCGAAGATGGATTTTGTATCATCCACGGAATTTGCTTTGCACAAGCGACCTCTAATCTTGCCCGATTTTCCTCGGCAAAAGGTTCTTCACCATCCAATCCCGTTCTTGAAAGTATATTTTCAACTACAAGATTAGACGGGGTGTTCTTATCAAATACGCTTAGTACAAACTCCTTGTTACTCATGGCTGCTATCATTCAATATGGTGTAATCAGTTTACTATATGCGGTATAGCTATAATGCGTACAATGTTTAGATTTATAGATGTATCTGAACGGACATTTGGGAACATTAATTCGTATCCCTTGAATAGCCGCTTCCTCTTTCATCGAACACATCATAGCCGGGTTATTTGCAACCAAGAAGACGGGGGGTGTCATGGTCAGTACAACACAATCAGCCGGAACCGTTTCCAAAGTGATAAACTGAATATCCGGCAGACCAACATCAACCGATGGATTCACGTACTCACACTTAGGAGATTCCACACTTGATGCCTGCACGCTCAACGAAACCAAAGACATCATTAAAAAGCCACACATGGCAAAAATAAAATTCTTCATTCCTTTTCTGATTTATAAAATTAGACAATGGAAGGGTAGAAGCACTACCCTATCCTTTTACTCGATACCTAATGCTTCTTTCAGTTTGGCTGTTGATTCTTCATCCAGTTCTGCAACCTTAGCCAAAAGAGTTTCCTCTTTCATGTTGCCGGAAGCCTGCGCACCGATAGACTTCAAAGCGTCAACCAAAGCCTTCTTCTCAAACTCCTTTTCAAAGAGGGAGATTTTCACCTCCTTCTTTTCTTCAGGGGGTTTCACTTCGGTATTTTTTGCCTCAATCCGTTCAGCAAGTCTGCGGCTTTCCATATCCAGCACACGGGCTTCCTCACCGACTTCAATCACTTCACCGGGAGTATAATACTTTCCGGTGAACTTGTCGCGGAAAACTGATATAACCTTTACTTTCATATCCTACCCCCCCTTATGCTGATTGGATGGATGCAATTTCGCTCAAATCGAAATTGGTTATCAAATCTGGATTGGAAATCTGCGGAATCCACTCTGCCGTATATTCCATGTAGCGACCGTTTTTGTCACGGTAGTTAGAGATAAGCATCTGCCCCTCTGACGGGATATAAGTACGTCCCTGTACCGGGTCTGTCGCTTCATACGGGGTATGATGGCGCATATAACCAATGTTGTCAGAAGGTAACAGAGTAATACGGTTATCCGCGTAAATCTGCACATTCTTTCCCGTCTGGTCTTTCACGTAGTCCTCCTTGATTTCGATGCGAGGCAGACCGATGCCGGTGAACACTTCGGAAGCCAAAGAAGAGGAAACCAATCCCGTACTCAACTTCATTTCGTTGCTGCCGAGAATCATCTTGTACTGCTCACCAAATTCAGATGAACCGAGCACGAACTTGTTGAAAGAAGCGCGTGTCATAATCATCTTGGCATAAACGCCATAGTCCGGTGCCAAAGAATGGAGTTTCTCTCTCAGGTAAGAGATGAACATGTTCTTTCCGTCCACAACCACATCCACACTTGTCGGCTTGATGAAGTTGAACGGAAGAGTAATCTCCAGCAGCTTGTTATTCGTCTGACCGGAAGTTATTGCAGCATCCTTGTTGTAAACGGTGGCTTCACCAAGCATCAATAAGGCACCAACAATAATATCCATACGCTTGTGGGCGGCAAGGGTAATCTGACGGTAGTCGTCTGCCAGGAAGTTTACAATCTCTTCCATTGCAGCCTTTTGGTCGGCTGGCTTAGCTGCATTGAACTTGTCAATCAAATCCTGCAATTCGGAAAGACGGTCAATAGACATCTGATAAGCATCACCCAAATAGGCAATCTCACCATATCCGGAACCGATATTCCTGCGTTCACGAATGGGCTTTTCTCCAAAACGCGAATTGATGGAGCCAGCCATAACTCCGGTTACAGAACCGATATAATCTTTGAACACGCGAGTAGTCACTCTGCGGAAAGTAAGGTACTGCTGCCAATAGATTGTGTCCTTGCGTGTCTGGTTCACACGTCTGATGATAGCGGAAACAATGTTCGCATCATCGAATAATGTTTGAATCGTTAAAAACATATCCTACCTCCTTACTCATTAAATTCAAACCATCCCTTCATGTTGGCTTTATCGTTTTCGGAGAACGGCATAACCAATTTTGAAGGTTCAATCTCTGCAGCTGTACGGAGCAATGAAACCAATGTAATTCCGTCTTCTACTTTCGTTCTATTGAACAGGGCTGAATTAGCCACATACTTTTGTTTTAAACCATCAACTGCAACCGCATTGAATAATACGGAATCTTTGGCAATATTCTCACCAAAAGCAGCCTTGATAGTCAATACATCGTAGTTGGCATTAGACTTATCAATTGCCGTTACTTCTGCACCTTTCTTGCCGTTTCCGACAAACATACCCACATAAGCCAAAGAGTTCTTAGCTACTTTGATAGACAAAGCCTCTCCACCAGTGGTATAGGCTTCCGCAACTCTCACATTGATTACCGCATAAGCGAACTTGTTTTTCAAGTCCGCACAAATCGGTGTAAATCCGGGAAGAAAACTTCCCACTACCAGGTTCTGCGTATCAAGTTTGAACGGACCACGTCTACGAATGCCGGTCTGGACATCGTAGCGTTCCTCTTGCTCAACGGGCGGAACCAAGTCATACTTAAATCCTGCTGACATAATTAATTCTTGTTTTGTTCAACAATAGTTTTCGTTCCCTCATCAATCATCTTAGCGATAGATTCAGATTCTTTCTCAATCTTCGTTTCCGCTGATTCGGGAGGGGTCACGCCTTTGAAGCCGTCATTTGCGAACTCCTGCTTCAAGTCCTTGAAGTATGCGTCCAAGTCCTCATCGTCCTTAATGGCGCATCGTTTGGCGTAGTTTTCGGGAATACCATACTCCTTTGCCTTTGCCAAAATCTGCTGGCTACGTGTTGCCTGAGCCTTTTCCGCTTCAAACTGTGTTAGCTTGTCAGAAAGGCTCTTGTTGGAATCAATTAAAGCTTGCGCCCATGCAGGCACATCGTCTTTATTCTCTTCCGTTTTGGTGGTTGTGGTAGTCTCGATTGGCTTACCGTCTTTAAGGTTATGCCTCTTCTCGTAGTTAGTCACTGCGGTCTTGGAAGCATCCCCGGCACGGAAATCACCATAGGAATTTAGCACGTCCGAAAAGCTGACACCCTCAACAATGGAGTTTACCCTTGTCTCGTCCGTTACACCCTCTGCCTTTTTAGTGGCAATTCGGGTTAAGATAGCAGTGTCCACCCCAGCGAATTTCTGTTGTAGCCCTGCCAAGATTTGTTCTAAAATTGTCATACCGTATGAATTTGATTTATAAATTTCTACGGTAAATTTCGCTATTTATAAAGAGGGTGAGAAATAATCAGATAGGTGATACACGACAATGAAACGATTGTCGTAAAATGATATAAAAAAGGCGTGACTATTGCCACGCCATAACGAAATAAACACTAAACAAACATTATAAAAACTTCAAATTTGAAAAGTAATACTCTTGATAATGAAAGAATTCACCGAATAACTTTACGTTGCTACCCTGCATAAAAGCGAACTTTGAATGAAATCCTCTCACTTGGTTTACCGTTTCAAAAAATTCTTTAGAATCTAAACCGTATCTTTTGATGTATGGCTGCAAAATTCGTCTAAAAGCGCACTCTGAATCCGTCTTGTCTTTTAATAGCTTAATACCACCAATAATACCGTTGTGCATGAAGAATGTATTCGTTTCTTCGTCATAAAATGGGTGACAATTCGATTTTTTAATACTGCCATGCGTAGCAAATCTAAAATGAATCAATAACGGTTCGTCTATAGAGCATTCTTTCAAGTATCTTTTGAATGAATTATAAGACAAACCTTTGTAAAATACGCTTAACGACACCAAACCGATCCCATGAGGATTTCTTTGGTATGCTCTATCCAAAATATCTAAACTTGGAGATTCTTTGCCTGCTGGCTTGTAAATAATTACACACATAGTCTTTACTTTTTTAGAGAAAGGCTCAATTAAGAGCCTCTCTGCGATTGATGAAATATTGCTTCTCTGTATTTGTTAAGAATGGTATTTCTTCAATTGAACTACATTCTGGAATCTCATTTTCAAATGAGTATTGAATCAGCTTTCTAAGAAAATTAATCCAATTAGCTATCTTATCGTATTCGGTCGTACCCGAATGTTGACGAAATTCAACTGTCTTGTGCGAAAGATAGCTTTCTGCATTAATTTTACGATAGCGAGTGTTGTTTACTCTTATAATGTCTGATTTGGTTGTACATATATCATAATTCAAACCTTGAACCGACTTGCAATAACCATTGTTGTTTGCTCTACGTGATTGTGGCATAAAAGAATCAATCACTCTTTCTAACTTTTGATAGTTCTTGAAAATCTGAACAAAGTGAGAATCGCTGATTTTAGAAGCATCAAAATGAACATGAAGACCTGTTGATTTATTGACTTTCGCACCAATGGCATTCAAAGAGTCACAAACCATTTTAAGACTGTCTAAACCTTTTTTACCTTTTAAGATAGGGCTTACTATTTCTTGACCGTTTGTGCCTTGAATAGAGGCATCAGAAACTATTTTATAGTAATGATTATTGTCTCTATGATTATAACCCTCTGACTGAATAGATATATTTCTTTGTTCTACTTCTCTAATAAGAGTGTCACGTACCACATTGTAAGTCTCACATTCAATACCAAAGGTTAACGTGTTAGCGCTGAACTTACAACCTTTCTGTACTTTGATAGAACCTAACAAAAGGCTTACTTCGTATGGTGACAACCCTAACTTCACCAAAGATACAGACTTTGTTTGTTTCGACTTGTTGCTCTTTACAATCTCATCTACTTGTTCTTTTAGAGTTTTCATAATTCTATGTTTTAATGTTTATACTTCGTTTTTGAATCACATCGCAAATATATAAGTTATATCTTATATTATTATAAACAATATTAGCTTTAACTTATAATTAACTCAAATGAATAAATAATTTAAAACTTATTAAAACAGTAGTTATCATAATATATATCTTATATTTAATATATATAATTGATTATTTCACTATCTTTGTTCCATTATTTAAAACTTATAGCCATGTCTATTAAAGAACAAATTCAGAAAAGAGGATTTACAATTAGCCAGGTCGCTGCTTTGATGACCAACAAAAACGGAGAAAAAGGTATGAGTCAGTCTTCGCTTTCTCAAATTATCAATGGGAATCCGTCACTTGATAAACTAAAAGAGATAGCATCAATTTTGGGTATTTCTGTTTCCGAATTACTAAGAGAGGATGAAGAGAATATATTCACTTGCCCTAAGTGCGGAGCAAAGCTAAAACTGGTGGAAGATACTGGGAAATGAAACTAAAAAGGCGTGAAACCAAATGGAATCACGCCTAAATATTCTTCTTATGAACTAATCAGAGACCCAACATCGCGGCTGGAGGTATATTCAGCACTCGACATAGCAACCTCGCGATTTTGAGGGTCGGTTCCGAACGTCCAGAAATATAGTCATTCACACGCGATGGACTTATTCCAATCTCACCAGCAAGTTGCTTTTGACTCATCCCTTTCTCTTCAAGAGATAGTTCTATCAATTCCGCAACAGTCGGTTTTTCTATCGGATAATGTTCTTTTTCGTATGCTATCACAATATCGGACATAACTGTAAGCTCCACCGCATTCTTATCATTTGAAGGCGTATTGTCATCAACCAATGGCAGAAGTTCCTCTACTCTTGCCAAAGCAAATTCATATTGTTCTTTACTAACTTTATTCATATCCTGTATCTTAAATGGTTGAACAATCTATTTTATCATATTCTTTATGGGTACACACTTTCCGAATAAAAATATAGCCCATTGTAAACTTTACAACTACTATCAGTCGATAATTGTTACCTCTAATATTGAATACATAGTGCTGGTTGCCTACATAATCAGCAGCAGGAAAATCCACTTTAATGTCTGATAGGTTCTTCCATTCAGCTTTTTCCGCTATATCATACCAACGTTCTAAGGCTATGCGTGAATCCTCATATCCTTTCGTCTCGTAGAACTCTTTCAATTTTCTATGTGATACAATTCTCATACCTCTTTTATTTAATGCAAAAATATGAATTAATTTTGAATTATAAAATTTTTCCAGAAAATATATTCTATAATATAGAATTTAGTAATAAAAAAGCGGAACTAAATTAGCTCCGCTCAATAGTACTATAAAAACATGAAGCAATGAATTATCCCTTGGGGTTAGGAGACGCTGCATTGTTATTCTTTTCCGCTTGTTCCTCCTTGATTTCTGCAAGTTCCTCTTCTACCCTATCAGCATTCCCGGCAAACATGATTCCCTCACGCGTTGACCAGATGCCACCACTGACAGCGGAAACGGCAGTAGTCACCTTATCATTCAAATCATCAATCATATATGGAACCAGTTCTGTTTCTATGTCAATGGTCTGCGATGCCTTGCTAAACTCGGTTGGATTGATAGAGCCTAAAGCGGAAACAATGAAATTTACTCTCCGCTGCAAGAACTCACCGATAACCTCACCGTGATTTTCTACCGCCATATGTGCACCCATGAACATAAAGCGGAAAGCGGTTCCTGATGCTTTGCCTACCCCCTTCAACGTCTCAAAGGATATTCTTGGAGTGTTTGACATATCATAAGCCATATTGGTGAGTGTTTCTGCTTCAAAACGTACCGTATCCGGAACTTGGTTCCACGTCAGATACTGGGCATCCGCACCTTCACCTGTAAGTTTGACCATTCTATCCTTAACCTTACCCATGAAACCCTCCACGTCACCGATAAGTTTCAATAAAGGGAAGAAATGATAATCGATGCAATCTGCATAATTGGATAATAGTTTCTCCAACCGGACCCGAAAAGTCTTTATCTTCTTGCAATAAGGTTCAGGACGATAAGCATAGAGAACTGGTAACTTTCCGAAGCCATGAGCAAAAGGCGTTCTTTCTTCATACCCTTTAGACAAATCCCATTGATAAACCATTTTGTCCGTGATAGTCATAAAGCAAGTTATCTCCGAATCATCCATGAGCTTCTTCTTGTACTCACGTGAGAAAGCAATCATTTTACCTTCGTCGTTGAAGAACGGGTATAGCTTATCCCCACGGAACGGAGACCATAATACGCTTTTCAGCTTCTTGGTAGGTTTTACCTTGCCTCCGAATGTAGTCTTTACTTTTTTCCAGAACTTCGCCCAAAACGAATCATCATCGGTAACATACCAATATTCTGCCGCTTCTTGTTCGGAGAGCCAGGCACGGACAATCTTCTTGTTTTGGTATTTGATTTTGTTGGATTTAAATACAGCCTTTACCGCATCCAGCAGCTTCTTTTCATCATCATCAGTCGGAGTGCAATCCATAGACGGTTCTGTGCCGACCGTGAAAGCAGTTTGAATATTCACTATATCCTGTTCCAATGGAATGGAAATACGGTTCACCGGTTCAGTCTTATACTTTGCTTCGATTTCATAAGTCTTACCAGTTTTTTCATCGAAGTGTTTCTCAGCTTCTTTTTCAAGAACCTTTCTGTCCGGATACTTCTTTTTGTCAACCATAATTTCATGGCGTTCCGGATTCCAATCGTCCCAAAGTTTACAACAGTCGGGAAGTTCAGTTTTTCTACCTTTCTTCAGGTAGTTTATCTTCTGCCCGATGTCAGGGAGTGCTAATATTTCTTCTAAATTCAATGGCATAGTTTATATTTTTAATGCGTGAATATTCCTGTTAAATCTTTCGGCTTCTGAATCTTACCAAGAAGCTCACCCAATACATAGTAACGTACAGCATCTATTCCGTGATTATCATGGTCTTCCGGTTCGTTGATATAGTTCCCGTCCTTATCCTTTGCCCAAACATACTTTCTGAACTCGCTTTGCAAGTTGTACGAGCGTTTGGTTATATAAATCTCCATATCTTTCATTTTGTCAATTCCGGCATTGATAGAGCCTGCACCTTTCTCTACGGCATATATCTTGATTCCTCCGTTGTGTATCTCTTGAATCAAACGTGGGTCTGCGCTGTCGGCAATGACTTTCAATCCCCACGGGCGAAGAGTCTTGATGATGTCAGAAGAAAGCAATCCAGTACGGTAATCCACTTCATCCAAGTAAAGGGCGTTATCAACGATACCACAACGAATGGAAGCAGACGGGTCATGCGTATAACCGAAGTCTTGCCCGAAAGCAATTTTCTTTGCCCAAGCCGGGAACTCGTCAACAATGCCCCATTTCTTGAATACGGCACCTTCTGCAACGTCAGCCCAGCGACCGATAACCACATGAGCATACTTTTCAGGATTACTCACCTTCATGTCATCTACCTCTTTCAGAAACTCCGGTGAAAGATTCTCCAAATTATCAAAGTAAGTCGTATGAATGTGGAGCACATTCGGATGAGTGGAAATCTGAACCTGCACACCATCAATCTCTACCAGCTTGTGAGTTTTCTCAATGTATTTTTTGTAGATGAAGTGATTGGAATCGCACGGATTCATAATGATGATAATCCGGTTCTGAATACCCTTCTTGCGAATGGAGAGCATTATCTTGTCGAACTCATCTTCGTTTGTCCACTCTTCCGCTTCATCGCAGACGAAAGTCGTAATGCCTTGAATGGATTTCAGTTTTGCTGTCTGGTTCCCGGAAGAAGTCTTGATACCCCGGAACATGATACGGCTCTTAGTCATCTTATTGACTATGTCCGTCTTTGTGGTCTTAAAATATTTCGTGGTACCGTCCAAATCTATCTTCTCCATCATTTCGGGGATGATAGACATACCGGCAGAAACCATCGTGTAACGGGTGTAAAGAATCTGATGAACTATCTTCTCTACGGGAGTCATTTCAAAAGTCAACCGCTCAATAAAGGTAGAAGCATTGAAAGACTTTCCGCTACCACGCCCACCGGTGATAAGAATTATAAATTTTTCCTTATCCTCATATAATGGATGGTAAATTTCTTGAGGTACTATCATTTCAGCTTGTCTTTAATCCAGGAATCAATGTTGATGCCGTGCTCTATGTCTGTTGGAATATCAGCATCTTCATCCTGCTTGCGTTCAATCTTTCTCCAATCTTCATCATGGTGGTACAGCCAAACTGACATTGCTTGCAAATTTGGAGCTAACTCGCTTTCGCTAACTTGTAATTCGTCCTCACCTGTCAAATTTCCCTCTGAATCACGGAGCTTTCTTACCACGGTGCTTTTGGTTTTTATGCCACCGAGAGCCATTGCAAGGAATTTAGCCCTTACAGTGGCATTGATTGTCGCGCGCCCACGCGCTAAGACTTCGGATATTTCGGTGTACTCACTTTTCTTTTCGCAGAAAGTTTGTGGTAAAATCCCTATGGCATAAGCAATTTCCTTGTCAGTGAACCCCTTTTTGGCATACGACTCTACGAGAGAAAGAAAGTCCTCGCTTGTGTAGTCAAACTTGGGCTTTCTTCCTCCTTTGCCTTTTCTGTTTTGAGATTCACTATTGCTCATATTACTTATTCACTCCAAGGATTTTCGTCTTCTTCCTCAACGTAAATCCGTTTTAGTCTATCAGATACTTCTTTCAATTCATGTTTCATCTGCTTTACATGAAATTCGGCAGGCATGGGAATTTTCATTGCGCCTAATAGGTTATCTATCGTGTCGACAACTTCCGTAAATTCATCTGGTGCAATCACATATCAATCTATTCTTTCTATTTGTTCATCAAATACTTCTCCCTTTATGAACTTCATATCCGGTCCATAACCGAATCGTTCACAGAAAGCGGCTTTCGCCTCATAGGTATCAAAAGACAACATCACATAGGCATCCATGTTCTCGGCTTGCTTCTGTGCATTCTCCTTTACCTGTTGCTTTACTTCTTTCATGTGCGCTACCTTTTCGGCACGTTCTAACTGTTTGGCGGCTTTATCGGCTTCTTTCTGTTCGGAAACTGGGGCCATCATATCAGACAGAGCATTCGCAATAGAGTTTTCCTCTTCGGTCTGCAAAAGATAGTCGACACCAATCATGTTTAGGTCAGCATCAGTCAGACCAGCGTCTTTCCAATCAATATTAGGAACAATACGGGCAAGAGCGTCAAAATCCCATGTACCTTGTGCATTCGGGTTGTTCATTAAAATATTTAACTCCTTTTCCTGCTTCTCGTCCACGTCAATGACATCGACACGAATACGGTAGTCGTTGTCGGGAAATTTCTGCAATTCGTCCATGACAGACAGACGCTGGTGCCCGCTGACTACGGTAAGCCCGGTACGCTTGTTTACCACAATTCCACCGACCAATCCGAATTTCTTGATGCCACGTTTCAGTGTCTTACGTGATTCATCGGAAAGTTTCCGGGGATTATAATCTGCAAAGCGAATGGCGGAGCGATTAAGCTCCACCGATTCACTCTTGATATATTTACTTAGTTCCATACCTATTGCCTTTGTTTATGTTTCCAAAGCACTCTTTCAGCCATCGGAAAAACTTTGTAAATTCTCTGTAAGTCCTGCGGGTAATTCTTCTCCATCCAAAGCATACAATCAAGATTGAAACCTACTCCCGAACTGGCTTTCAATGAATACCGAACTGGTTCGGGTAAATTATGCTGCCTCATATAAGCAAGAATATCCTTTTGTGTCCAATCAGCTAAAGGATAAACCATACCGTTATTCTCGTAACCGTTTACCTCATACCCTTTCAGCATAAGCCTACGATTCATGCCATCAGCTTTCTTCATACCCAAGAATGTGTAATAAATTCCGTGAGTAAGCTGCATAGCCTTTACCACATCAGCCAGCTTCAACAGTTTCACTCTCGGATTTGGCACGCAATACATACCACCACGGAGAATGTAAGTGAGGTTCCAGTGTGGTACTTGAACAAACTCTATCTTCGGGTATCTGGCTTTAGTCCAGTTTATCCAACGGTTGATGTGCTCTAAGTCCTTGACGAAATACATGAACACACAGACTATTCTCTCAAACTTCGGATAGATTAAATCAAGCAGAACAAGCGAATCTTTACCAAGTGATAAAAACAGTAAAGCCTCATTCGATTTTACCCGAATGAGGTCTATATACCGGTTCGCTTGCTCTACTTTGTTCATGGTTAGCCACCGTTTAATCCCATTGAAACACGTAAATCAGCGTAACGCTGTCTTCGTGAACCCAACTGTGACTGCCCTGCTTGACCGCCACGCCTTGCTACTAATCTACCGCCTGCACCTGCACCGTTCATATTTCTGCGAGGCCCGGCTACTCTGTTAATTCTTCTTGCGACTCAGCTTTCTAATTTTAAAAGTTAAACAAATCAATCTATATGTTTCTCTAATATCTTACCCAAGGTATAATCCATTTGGGCTGCGAGATATTCTTCACCTTGATACTCGTAAACAATATCATTGCCGTTTTCATCTGTGAGAATGACTGCCTCTGCTGCTTTCACTTCAACGATAATATATGGACGTTTACCCGTATATGCACCTGTCAGGAGCTTGATTGCATCGTACTTGATAGGTTTCAATTCTACTTCACCTTCTTCGGGCAGTTCTGCATCAGTCGGATATTCTTTGCCGCCACATAGGTAAGTAATATATTTCTTTGCATTAGTTGGTCTGATTTCACGGTATTCGTGGGTTTTCTTGCCTGCCAAGATTTCATCGAAATACTTCTGTTTGATGCTTAATGTAAGAATGTTCATAATCGTGTCAAATTTAAATTAATACTCAATAGTTGCGGGGGGCTGAATCGAACAACCGACCTTCACCAAGTCAAAGTGAAAAGCTACCACTGCTACACCCCGCGATAGTACCCCAAAGGTACTACCGCAACCAAAGATAACGAAATATCTTCAATCGTTATACACGACAATCGGCTTATTGTCGTGAACTAAGCCATTTATCCCGTCTTTCTCTGCATGCCTCTAAGGTAGGCGCACAACAAGCAAACAGTTCGCCACTTTCAGTACGATAGTCATATTGGTACATTCTTACTCTCTTACCTTTCAATTTGGTAGTGTAAGTGCAATAGTTCTCTTTACCGGGCTGGCATACGCTACAACCTCTTTCGTCGTTAATTGAGTTCATAATCATTTATCAATACTTACTTAGTAATTTGTAAAACATTCGCCTTTTCTCTATGTATTTAAGACCATTTCGTCTAAGACATCGTTTTGATTTTGATACAGTCATTTGGCAACCTGCAACGCCAACGTAGATGCAATTTGAATGATGCCTTTTAGCTTCTTTGAAAGCCCACCAAATCGCTTCACGACAATATCTATAACTATCATTTTGAACACCCTCGTATCCTCTACTCAAAATGAAGTGGCCTATTTCATTTGCTTCTTCTTCTGAATAGCATATTGTGAATATATTATTCATCCTTTCTTTGTTTTACTTGTTCAACCAAAAACTTTTTAAAATCATTCTTGTACTGGCTGTGAATGATTTTATACTGATGGGATAGATTAGGCAATTGTTTATAACCTTTGCTATACAAGAATTTGGCTATTAATTCAACCTTTTTACGGTTACTGAAACCTCTGTCTTTGCACATATTCGTTATACAAACATTCGCCTTGCTGGTAGGCTTCTTTTCAACTGGCGACACATATTCACGTCTGTCATAAGCGTGCGTTCTCGGATAGCCAACCGCTTCACCTAAATATTCACCTGTGATGCAATCAAATTCACCACTAATTAAACTATCTGCTATTTCACCCATAATAATCAATATTTAATGTTTCACATTCAATCTTTCTTCACTCGTATAAGCCACTACAAGCCCAGTTTCATCATGCTGTATGGTGATGTACTTTTCGCCCCTCTCTATGGTGGTAAAATCGCACATACTACATAGCTTACCTAACACTTTGCCCAGTTGCTTCATTAGTGGGGCTTCGGGGCTGATAACTAAAACTAAATCTGCTTTCATAATCACCTCGATTTACGTTCGTTAGATTTCAATTTATCCGCTCTCTTCTTTAGACTGGTAGCCAGTTCACAAAAAGCTATATTAATCAAATCACAATCTTTAGTTGTGCGGATTGCATCAGATACCCTATCAGATTCTATAAGTATATCTGCACTATCAGCAAATACTTCTAACGCTAATATCTTTGCTTCTCTCTTATTCATGCCTTTCAAAGTATTTACAACCGTTCTTTCTTGATGCTTTGATGCGGTGCTGAAGTTTCGTACAATACATGAAGAAATTCACGCACTGGTAATATTTACACATACTGCAATGCCTATCTTCTTTTACTTTTGATTTTTCCATATATCATAATCATAATGAGATTCAAAACACATAAATCCACCGCAAACCTTAGCAATCACAGAAGGGTCAAATGGACATTCTTTGATTGCTCTATACCTTGTTTCTACTTGTGCGAAATATATTCTCATAATCGTGTGTATTGTGGTAGCCCGAAAGCTACCGGATTAAACTTCAGTCAATCTGCCATACGTTTCTTTGCCGTGTTATTTTGACGCCTTGCAAACTCTTTGGCTAATTCGTAATCTGCGAAATAATTGATACGATTACCTGTTCCAGTGTTTACTACCTCATAAACCTTGCAACCATACTCAATTGATTCGCGAACTACATATTTACTCTGCAGGTTCATATTCTTATAGGTTATGCAGGGCTTTCGCCCTGCTGGTTAAACTTAATCAATCTTGTAGATATTGATGTCTTCGTCATCCGCTACGGTCAACGTATAGGTAGGCTTAAACTTGCTTATAAAACAGAAGTACCCATCTCTCTTTTGATACACATACAAGTATTGCCCATCAAGTTTTATACTTTCATTAGTACCAAAATAATCACGTGTATTGACGTTTTGTACTACGCCCCATTGGCCTTCTATACTTTCACTCTGAACTGCGTCTATCAGTTTAAATGTTTCTTGTGTCATAATCGTATATCTTTTAATTGTTATTCAAACTATGTTTTTATTACCACACTGTAAATATCAAATTTTAATTTGAATAAAGCAAATGTTTAAGAAGATTTTTTCAAATTATTTTTTGATATATTTTTCCATTCATCTATATATAATTTGAATTTTGTTCCTATCTTTGCATCAAACTATAATTTGAATATCATGCTGAGAGTACAAGAAATCTGTAAACATCAAGGTATTACCATGCAAGACCTTGCTAAAAGAATGGGAGTTACTTATCAAGCACTATACGCTGCTGTGTCAGGAAACCCAACTATTGGGAAGTTGGGAGAAATGGCAAAAGCATTAGGTGTTGGGGTAGTCGATTTATTAGATGAGGAAAAAGAAAACAGTAATACTATCACTTGCCCTCACTGTGGGAAGAAAATTAAAATAGAGAAAGGAGAATAGATATGGATTGGATAGACACAAACTTGCTTATAAGTATTTGTACTTGCGCTATTGGATTAACCCAATTCTTATTTTGGAGATACATAGCAAAACAAAAATCCTATGAGTCTGAGAAGGGAAGGAATCTTGCAACCAAAGAAGATATAGGAGAAATTACAAAAGAAATAAAAACGGTTGAAAGTTCATTTATCAATGAAACAGAAAAGTTAAAAACGACTTTATCTGTACTGGCTAATATTCAAACAAATGTTGCTTCTATTGAAAGAGAAGCAATTATAGAGCTAAATAAAAGTCTATTCACATATTTAAATTTTACTATGACAGGAATCAATAACAGTCGTAATAATAATGAATTAGATAAGTACATAAATTTATTAAATGAGAAGCATAGAAAAACCAATGAAGATATTATTCTATTTAATTTATTCATCAATGATAGAGAACTGCAAAACCAGGTAGAGCGGTTGTTTATTGATATTATATCAATGGACACGGAACGACAGAAAGATGTAATTGAATTAAAAGAAATAAACAATAAATTAGAATCAATAAAAAATGAAGATATTGGGACTAAAGAAAAACGAGAGAAATATTCCAAAGCTATAGACAAGTATAAATCCTTTATAGAAAAAATGTATGACAAACAACTACATAAATATAATAGTTTTCTTGAACTACAACAAAGTTTTAGAAAAAACTGTAGAGCATATATATATCAATCAATAGAAAAGCCGGAGCACTAAACTCCGGCTCATTAATTGATTAGCCCTTTGAGTTTTAACCGATTTACGATTTCGGTGTAAAGATACTCTATATCCCCGCTGAAATCCCCATAATTCTGATAGAGAAAAACGACATCTGCGCAGTTGTCGGAAATTGTACTCTTGGACTGAATCCCCAATACTCTTGACATCTCCTCACGTAACCCTGCAGTCATTTTCCCACCGGCAAGCGAGCTTGGAGAAAACAGATACAGGATAATGAAAATGAACTTCTTCCGCTGGGTTACACTGTCAATATTCGGCGGACATCCCCTCTTATTCAACAACTCAACAAATATTTTATAGATTTCATGGATAAGGCTCTTATCTTTCAGAACCGGGGAAGTTAAGATATTTTCTTCCTCTGAAAGTTCTGATTTTTCGATACGAATCTTTTTAAGACGAATTATTTTGTTAAAATCCAACTCCATAACACGATTATTTTAAAAGTAAATAGTATATTTGCATCATAATCGTGTGAGGAGCTGATTCATGGTCGTGCGTGGGTTGGCTCTTTCTTTTATTTAACAGACTTATCCTTTTCCTGAATAACCCGATTTTTCTCGTTCACCTCCCTACCCCACATCATAGCGGAATAGATGGCTTTTGCATACAAAAAGAGTTCCTCACAACTGGTAAGGAACTCAACTCGAAAGGCTGCGCATTTCGCATCAGTCCAGACATTTTCATTTCTACTCATTGGCTATTTGTTAATTTTGTAAATCTATTACGTTAATGGTTAACATACATATCCGCTTGCTAAACCATGTTATAAGATGGCTGAACAAAGGCTCATAATTTGCATAACTTCCACAAATCCGTACCTTTGCAATGTGTTTTTCATAGTATTAGATTAAGGTTAAACAAAGATTGGCTGTCTGGGATAGATAGCCTTTTTTGTATCTATCAGTCACCTTTGTTCTCGTCCCTATACTTATGCTTCCAATAGCTATTTAAACAATTATATACAGTAACGCAAATTATCAAAACTGTTACAACAAACCCTCCCCAATCAAATTCCATATCCTACCTTATTACATTCCACTCACTTTCCATAATCACATGTTCACACTTATTACACCTATGCAGGTAAGTCGGAAACGGAGCTGTCGTATAATCTTCGACAGCAATTTCTATACTGCCACATTCCGGACACTCAATTTTTACCTCTTTAATACCGGAATAGTCCCAGAAAGATAGTTTCCCTTTCACGTTCTCGATAGGTTTGGAGTAAAGGATAGGATTAGCCAGTACCCAGTTATAAACCCCTTTCTCTGCCCAGATGGAAGAGTGATTCACAACACAATCCACAATTTCGACACTTCCAATGATGGCAGAATTTACATATCCATTGCCGCAAATAATCTCCCTCTGGAATCCAAGTGAAAAGCTATCCCATTGCCTTTTCGTAAATACACTATTAGGATTAATCATTTCCACGGGGACTGCGCTTGAATGAATCAGCACCCTTTGCCCTAAGTATTTCTTAGGACACGGCCAAGTGCGATTCTCGATGTCTTTGATGCCGTGGACTATCAGACTGGCCCATGGCTGTTTGATGGTTATTGCTTTCATCCTTCGCCTCCTTTCGGTAGTGCTGGTATCGGCCTCCAATGTGTGACATATCCAGTTTTGATGTATGGATAAATATTATACATCACTCTACGAGCCGCCATTTCACCTTCTTTTCCGTCTACTGTTATGACTTGCACTACTCCGGGAGAATCATCTTTCGGAATAGCCATTTCTACGCTTATCCACGGTGATTGCTTTGACTGCCAGTCTGCACCAGCCTCGAAAGCATTTCTCATATCAATCTCATCATAGGGATAATCAAGCCCTGCTTTGATATTTACAATGCGGCATTCTTCTGCAAATGCTTTGGCTGCTTCTTCTAATGTCTGTTTCATAATCAATGACTTTTAATTTTCTTGTATTTACCACACTTCTTGCAGAAGTAGTGACGGACGGTGTACCAACTGCTATCGCCCCAATCATCAACAACTTCTACTTTCCTTTCAAATAAGAATTTCCACTCATGGCAGCAGAACCATTTCTTTATTATAGCATCAATTAGACGTTTCATAAACAATTGTTCTCCTTTACAATTCTACCATCATCTTTCAAGGTGTATATATCCCCTTTATACGCCAAAGCGCAACACCATTGGTGGGCATACTTCAAATACTGATGCAACTTGTATCTATATGGGTATTTCAGCATCTTTTTTCTTATTCTTCGTTTCATTTCCTTTTTGATTTAGTATTTCCCTTTCAATAACTTCTTTTGCATTAAAGCCGAATAAGCCTCTCTTTTGCTCGTGAAAATCCGCAATAGGAATTTCATTGATATAGTAATAGAATGCCTCATAGCCGTCTGCAAAATTGCGAGCAAGAAACCCATTAGGGTGAGTGTTCATATATCTTTCAACAGCTACTATCATTCTGCGAGCATAACCGGGAAAAATCTTGAACTCTAACTGCATCTGTTTAGAGTTGCAAAGAGGGCAACCTACGCAACCATGTCGAGAAAGGTTATACGGAGCATCGTAATACTTTGAATACGGCAAACCACGCTCACGAATGTAATTCCAAACATCTTCTTCCGTCCATGTGAGGATAGGAAGAATATGTTTTGCCCCTTTCATCCACTTACGTGTATCGCACTGCTCCGGCTCGTAATCTTTCCGTTTCCTACTTTCGGAAGTTCTCATACCTTCAATGTTTCTTTTCCCAATACCGTATCTTTCCTTTAATTTTTCACAGCAAAATCGACGTAATCGGGAAGGAAATCCCTTTTCCTCCACTAACTGAAAAAACGACTTTTCTGGGTGCATAATATGAACTTGCGGATAGTTCTTCTTTATAAAACTAATTGTTCCCGGTGGGTCCATTGTGGTATTAGCATAGATGGCATTATATTTAATACCTGCGCGTTCGGCAAGGTCAAGTATGACTACACTATCTTTACCACCGGAAAATCCAAGAGATAACGGATCTTCACGTTCCATACTACGTAAAAAGTCGATTGATTGTTGTTCTTTTTCATTCATTCTTTCTTGTTATGAGCAAAAACCACCGGTTTCCGCTCGTGTTAATACTTCATGTGCAGAAATGGCTTCTTTTTGCACATGTTAATCTCAATTCATTTTCCTTTTTCTATTCCGCTCGCTCTGTACCTCTGCCATACACATCTTGCACCATGACGCTTTCAGATGGTATTCCTTACCGTTACGACGGGCTGTCCTATCGAAGAACCTGGATAACGGAAGTGCTCTTCCACAACGGGTGCACAGTTTACGCTCCACCCCGTCAACGACCACCCGGTTACGGGGTTTCCTCCTCACGATTTCACATGGCCCGCATTCGGACGCGCCGTACCTCCTGCAATATGCAAGGGAATGCTTGCCGCACTTGGCGAAGGAGGTGCAATCCGAGCGGGGGATTGTCTGGTGAACGTTCATACTATTTGCCTTTTTCTATAGATTCTATTGCTTGGAATATCTCATACATTACTTGTGGAACAATCGCATTGCCATATGCCTTTATCGATTCCTGCCGCCACTTTGAAAAGGCAATACCGTCCAATCTGGTGGAAATCCCATCATCTCGGCTACAAACAGGGGATTGAGTTGGGAAGTTTTTCCACCGTTCTGCGAATGATGCTCTCCTAACATTACCGGGAGGTTGCACAGAGCATCCGTCCTCATTTTCCCGTTTTTCCTTTTCAATGCTTGTGGGGAAACGGAGGGTTGATAATCCCTCGCTGCTGGAGTAGGCAACATTCCGTTTATTGCCATTGCTGTCAAAGCTGTGCCCATTTGGCTGTTCGGATTGTACTTCTTCGTATATTTGTCCGCTTCCCTGGCATTGGGAGTCGGAAGCAGCCGAACCATTCTCGCAAGTCCTACGCTTCCGTTCTGTCCATTCTGATTGATTTTCCTCGGAGTACCGTTTCTGGTCGTAACAAATTGGTCGTTCTTTCCAATTATCGCTCCGGTTGTTGCATCGCTCGCCATCGGTGTCGGGAGCAGTCCTACCGGATAGAATGTTGTTTTCCCATTCTCGTTGCATACCTTCAGACCCTGCGTCTGCACGGTGGGCAATAAAGAAGACGCGGTCTCTTCTGTGCGGCGCTCCGACGGCACAAGCCGGAATAACAACCGGTTGGACGGAATATCCTTCACGTTCAAGGTCGTTACACACTGTTTCGACGACATATTCCTGCCGATGCAATGTTCTTTTTCTGTTATCTTCTCCGAATAGAGTTTCTTCGCTTCCCAACGGAGTTTCACTGCCTGGCTGTACCATCGTGAGGATTCCAGCAACGTTTTCACCAACAACCCAATCGGGCTGTATCTCCCGTATCGCTCGTAGCATTTCCGGCCAGAGATAGCGGTCATCTTCCGCTCCCTTTCGCTGTCCGGCACAAGAGAAGGGCTGGCAGGGAAAACCTCCGGTGAGGACATTGATTTTTCCTCTCCATTCTCTGAAATCTGTTTTCGTGATGTCTTCATAACTTTTGCTGTTTGGAAACCAATAATCAAGTATCTTTCTCCCGAACGGGTTTATCTCGCAATGGAACACGTTTTTCCAGCCCATCATTTCAGCAGCTATTTCTGGACCACCAATGCCGCTGAACAGAGAGCCATGTGTTAGTTTACTATTCATCCTTCCGCTTCTTGTCGTTCATACTTCTGTTCCTGCTCTCCTTGGCAAGTTCGTCAATCATGCGCTGGTACTTCCTTGCCACCAACGGGCAGCGCAGGCGCAGTGCGTTGTCACGCTGCTACTCCAATAATTCGATTTTCTTTTCAAGTCCTACGTCCATAAAATTATTTCTTCTTGAATTTGTCACATATCCTGCCGTAGCGGTCACATGCGCACACCCTATGGTCCTTGGCCTTGCATAGACAAGAGTTCCCTACAAAATCTCTGGAGTATGAGCATTGGCGGCAACGGACGGGTGCAGGTGGTATATCTTTTTTCTTTGCCATTATCTTCGGCTTTCACCTTCAATTTTAATTACATTGAACATCTCTTTCACCCGGTCGGCAATATAATCCCCATACCGTTGGGAAAACTCCTTGTTCGGGTCCAGATTGGTAGTCATGTGGGTGTAGAAACAATATCTCTGCTCATAGCGCAGTTGCAAGACGGTCTGAATGGCATTGATGCCCGTACCAAAGTGTTTGGCATCCATAGGTTCCCGACCCACCTCGTCAATGGCAAGATTGTGCATACATGACCTGTCTGTGTATTGGTTTAACCCGACAATTCCTTTCTCGGCAAACAGCAAGGCAATCTCGGCAGCACTGGTGAACTGAAAGGTCAATCCAGCATCCGCGCCGCCAATACAATAGCGGGCGATTTTTGCCGCATAGTTCTGTAGCCCTTTCAGCAAAGTGGACTTGCCCACCCCAATAGAGCCGTGTAATAATAATCCCTTGCTTACATCTAATATTCCGGGAATCCCCCAAACCCATTGATAAAGGGCTTTCAGCAGTTGGCGGTTGCTGTCATCAACTGTAAAGGCCGGGGAAACGGATTTCATGGAAACTACGAGTTGGTTGCGCCAATACATGTCAATCTGCTCCCTGCTCCATTGCTTCTGATTAGCCTTATTTACCGAAGACAATTGATTTGATACCGGCAGAACTTTCGTCTGGTTTTGTATCAGGTTTCCGATTGTTTCCATTTTTAGCTTGTGCTACGATTTCATTAAATTTAGAATTGATATTAGTTACGCTGAAATTATCAAATATCCACCCCTCTTTGACCGAGGAAAGAAGGTATTGAAGGGCATACAACAGAGAATCATCGGAAACGTCCATTTTCTTTTGCTCTCTTTGGAATTTGAGTTTATTCAAGAGCTGGGACATAGCCCCGGCATCCTTGGCTGTCCAGTAGTAGTCAGCCCCGAAGGTTTCCCTAAAATGCTGTTCAAATAGCAAACGTGCTTTTGAATTAATCTCTTTAGGCTTATTTTTCTTGCCTCCCCCCTTGGGGGGTGTGGGGGGAATATTATTATCTTCTTCATCTTTCTTTTTATTATTGCCCTTGGCTTGCCCCAATTCTTCTATTTTTTGAGCCATTTTTTCTGCGGTTGCCCTTAACTCTGCCCTTAGTTCGCCCAAAGCATGATTTAATCCGCTGATTTCTTTGTTGTTGTCTATGCCCTTATCTACGTCTCTTTGCCTGCCCTTGACCGGATTATATTCATCATAGTTACATAAAGTAATTACGGTCATACCTTGTTTATTACAAGTCGTTATCATACCTCTTTTTTTAAGTTTGGCAAGGAAATAGCGCACTTTCTTTTCAGACCATTGCCAACGCTTCATCAAAAACGATACGGATGCTGGATATTGACCTCTTGTATAAGAGATTTCCCGACCTCCGATAAGTTCGCTGTACGCCTTGTCGGTTGCCTCAAATCGTGCGCTCTGAATCAAGTCGAGCCACGCTTCGCATTCCGAAAACTTACGGGCTACTTTCCACATTTCATTCGAGAAAAACTTGCGGCTTAGCCTCAAAAATCCTTCGTCCATAGTCTTAGAATCTCACGTTAGTTAATTGCCTTCCGTTAGAGAATACAGCCCATTTCCCATTTCCGCTATCAAACAACCGTAAGTCCGACACCTCTCCGAAACGTTTGATATTACCGCATAAATCCACAATCCAGCCACATTCTTTGGAAGGATGCGGACGGATGGCACGACCGACTATCTGATACCACATGGCAAGTGACATTGTAGGACGTGCCATAACGACCGTATCAAGTTCCGGATAGTCAAAGCCGGTGGTTAACACCCCGACATTCGCCACTACCGGAATTTCACCAGCCTTGAACGCTTCAAGTATCCTTTCGCGCTCACCTTTTGGGGTGTCACCCGAAACGATTGCGGCTCCGGGTATAGACCAGGTAAGCTGCTCCGCTTCTTTCAGAAAACGGGTAAATACCAAAATACCTTTCCGTTTTCCTCCGGCTTTGGGATTCATCAGCCTTTGGACGATATGAACGAGATAACCGTAGAAGTCTATCCGTTCATATTCTCTTTGAACTGACCTATCCGTATAGTCGGCACCAGTAGTATTTACTTTCAAGTTAAGTTCGTTCCATCCCGAAGGATTCATTGGATAGTAATTCAACTTCGCCAAGTAACCCATGTCTAATAAGGTTGATACCTGTACATGATAAATGACCTCTGAAAAGACATGAGGTTTTGTCCGAGTGATAAATTTCAGCATGGAGCCGAAATCACGACTGGAGCTTAAACGGTATGGCGTTGCTGTCAGTCCAAGAACCTTACACTTCACTGCATCAAAAAAATCCTTGTACATTCCCTCTTTGGGGTTTACAAGATGACATTCATCCACAATGATGTTCTTGAAGTGGGTAAACAGTTCGGGATGATTCTTTACACTGCCGATGGTGGCAAATGTTATCCGGCTTATCTCCTTTGAGTTAAAGGATGCTGAATAGATACTGCAATCAAGAATACCGTATGAACAGAGTTTCTTGAAATTCTGTTCGAGTATTTCCTTCGAGGGCTGGAACACCAAGGTATGACCGTCAAGCCTTGCAGCTATATCCGCTATGATAAGCGACTTTCCGCTGCCCGTAGGTAACACCATAATAGCATTTGTTTTCTTCGCCTTGTTATTGAAGAAAGAAACGGCAGCATCAGAGGCTTTCTGTTGGTAATCTCGTAATACATAACTCATAGCCCTTTCTCCTTTCGTAACTTTTTATTAAGTGTTTTGTAATACTTGATTAGCTGTTCGTACTCAAAATCAGTCATTTTGGAAGTGCCGGCAGCTTTCACTTTCAGCAAGTCAAATTTCTGTTGACCGATTTTAGCAATTAGATTCACCCGATAGCCTTCCAAATGGTCGGCTTTGAACCTGTTGCAGTGCCGGCATTCGGCATGGCAATTATTCTCATCAAACCGTGTTGCCAAATGTGTACGACTGAAATAGTGCCCGCAGTCCGCTTGTGTAAACGGCTTTATCTGTCCACATGATATACATCGGAAGGAACCGTTTGGCATACAATCACGAAGCCGGATGAAAAGGGAAAACTCTTTGTCGAGCTTAGCTTTCAAATCCGGCTTCTTCTTTACTGTTATCCCTGCTTTATCAAACAGAGGTAAAGGCTTGTCTTTCTTCTTAGCCTTTCGTTTTATGTAGTACGGCATTGTCTATTTGTCCAATTGTTTCATCAAGTACCTTGTCTCTTGAACGACGGCTTGTTTGTCCCAGTCATATTCATTGTCTCCATAATGGAATGTGTCAAACCCGAATATCCACCAGTCATCACCTATTTCCGTATTATCGGTAATGAATTCCACATCATCCAATATGGGATTTCTTTTTCCGACATACTTGGAATTAATTTTCCTTTTGCTTCCGATAGATTCTTCACCGCTTATTGCCGGTTCTGAAAATGTGATACCTCCATGTACACTTATATCATCAATATCAAAATAAGACATTCCATGATATTTGTTCGCAGAGGGAACAGCCACATATCCGTTATGCGTTCCATGCTCTACCATAGTGGACTTAAACCATTCGTTTGATTTTATAAATGCTACTGCTTTATTTTCCATAGTTTTCTATTATTGGTTTACACAGTTCAACAACTTGTTTACAATCCTCCACATCAAACATTCCGATATGGCAAAGCTCACGTGGTATGCCCAGTTGATTGGATAGCCACAGGTAGGCTTTGTTTCTGTTTGAAGTGTTGGGGATATGTTTCTTCCAAATTTTATTGATAAGATTGGTCTTAGCTACCTGGTCGAAGTAGAAGTGGGCTTCTTTCTTGGCTTCCCTTAGTTCCGCGTTTGCCAAACGCCCTAACGCCTGGTCTGTACCCTTGTGTACTCCGACATAAGCCCTACAATCTCGGCAGAGGTAAATCATACCGTAGGAGCGTCCGTAGATTACAGAACTATCCACGTATTCAGTAGACCTACCGCAATAAGGGCAAATCTTACCAGTTAATAATTCATCCATAATTTTCCATTAAAAGCCCCGAAGCGTATTCTCCGGGGCACAACCATTATTTACTAACCCTTGCCATTTATGTGTGGCTCACATTTATGTGGAGAGCCCGGGCTCGAACCGGGACGAGTGGTGTTTTTGCGGTTATATGATTTTAAATCATTCTACCTAAGATGTCTCGCAGGTTGCCGGCTTGGTTATTAACGGTTATCCTGGAATTTTGCACCTCACATCTTGATTAACGTCTACCAATTCCGTCACTTCTCCATGTTCGCCTGCCATATCTTCACAGACCGAGCAGGCAGGTTAACAAAGTTATTCCATATAAGCCATTGAAAACTCTTTCGGAATAAAACGCCCGACCGGGATAGGTTTAGCAGATTCAATGGCTGTATGGATTTCCCTCTTTCTGAACTCATGTCCCTTTTCTTTGGCTTGTTTCTCACATTCTTCCTCTTTGTTTTTGAGATAGTGGGTAATAAGCATCATTGCTCTGTCAACGTTGAAGGTGTTCACGACAAAAGTCTGAACTCTCTCGTCTTCATTCTCCCCATCCGTGAATGTGATTTTCGTCTCAATCTGATAGAATTTCTTTTCATTGGGCTTGGAATCTCCCTCTTCTTCATCTTCTTCCGTTACAGAATCGTTTAAAAGGAATGTATCTTTTAATTCTTCGAGGGTGGCATCATCTACCTTGCGTTCTTTCAAATTGTCAGTAAGAATCACGCAAGAATCGAACTCCTTGACCATTGTCAAGGTGAATCCGAACATATAGTTTAGTTCGATGTAATCTTTCAAGATACTACAAGAATTTTCCAATCCGGTGGCATACAGCAGGAACTTATGTTTCTTGTCCCCTATTTGTGCCTGTGCAAGATAGGGATATAAGAATTTGTTCTCGTTCTCGAATGCCAAGCGGTTCTGGTTGCTGACTTCCACTTCCTTAATGCCGTCAGCTTCCATACTGAAACGAATTTTCGCCAAAGTGTCTTGGTCTATCAGCGTGCCACGGTCAAAAAGAATTTCATTCCGTTCGATGGTTACTGTTTCACCTGTATCTTCATCAATGAAAGATTCCTCCCATGTTTTGAGGACACGTTTTGCAAGGTACATGTTGAGCATCTTTTTCGGGTCAGATGTCACATACCTGATTTCTGTTTTTCTTGTTTCTATCATAACTAAATAAATTCTTGATTTCTTTGTATTTCCTGCTGTTCCTCAAATTTCCAACAATATCCACCTGCTGTTTTTCTTTTGTTGTTACAACATTGTGAGATATTTTGAAAATTTATGCCGGTATCTCTACAAGCGTCCATTAATGTCAAATGTCGCTTTATAAAAGCTCCATTCTTATCTAATTGAATAACTACTTTACCTTGAGATACGGCCCTTCTTCTTTGGGCAGTACCATAACTCAAATTATAAGCGTGAGTACACCATTCCAAATTAGACAAGCTGTTATTGCTTTTGTTTTCATCTTTATGATTTACAACTGAATACCTATGAGGATTGGGTAAAAAAGCCTCTGCTACTAAACGATGAATGTTAAGTGTATGTGAGCGTCCGCCTTTGAATAGGTTTACACATTTATATCCACATCTATCTTGTAGTTTAAGGATATGCGGCTTTTTCTTCATTAATTCACCATTTTGTAGTCTTACGTAACTGCATATAGATTTAATTCTACCCCTGTCTGATACTTGATATAAACCTTCATATCCGACAACATCTTTCCATATTTCTGCCATTATAAATAATCTTTATTTCGTCCAATCTCTATTTCCATTAGTTGAATCAATCTATCTTCATCAGCAGAAGGTAAATATATTCCGCATTCAGCACTTGCCCAATTACGAAAACGGGTAATACTTGTACTCATTTCTGCACTATCTAAATCAGCAGAGCTGCGCAATATCTTTATCCGTCCCAAATACTTGTCGTCTCTCTCACGAATGAAAATGGATGGATTAACAAGCTTTTTATAATACTGTTGCTTCACCCACTCCAACGTGTTTCCGGTCTCACACGCAAAGTAACCTAAAATCACATGCAAATATTTATTGCTTTGCAGGCTTCTTTTAGGCTTTTTCTCTGTGAGTTCTACAACCTTACCGCTTTCTGCGAGCTTTGCAGAACGAGCCTTAAATTGCTCTTTCTGCAAAGGGTTTGAAGTATCGTAAAGGGACATACACTAAAAAGGCAAATCGTCCTTTACATTGCCATTCGCATCAACCGGAGGTGGGAAATTCTGCGGCTGTTGCTGATAAGTCGGTTGCGGTGTAGGTTGTTGAATTGGTTGCTGTGCCAGTGTAGCTTGTGAGGATTGCGACACACCGCCACGCGCATCTATTTTGTAACACCGAATAGACGCCATACGTTTGAATTCTCCGTCTTGATTCGTCCAAGAACGCCCTTGTAAGACAAATGATACAGTAACAACATCACCCTGATTAAAGCGGTCAAGTTCTGTACACTTGTCACCCGAAAACTCTAAGGGAATAATGTTCTCATACTCGCTACGCTCTCCCGTATAAGGGTCGTAAGTGGTAGCATCTAAAATGAACTCCCGTTTTGTAAACGAGGAACCACCGTTTTTGGATGGTATTTGAACAGTTTGTCCGATTTCGATTATCCGTCCGGTTATTTGGTTTGCCATTAATTTTCTCCTCCAAATATCTTTTTATCGGTTATAAGTTTTCTGTTTTCTTCCAAAAACCGGATAAATTCCTCACAATGATTAGTAAGAATAGGAATATCACGTTCAGGATTGAAAACGTATGTTTCTGTATAGGTATCTACCACATAACCGCCTTTGTTGAACTCTACAATGTTATACTCAAATGTCCGTACATCCGACCCATTCTGCATAAGAGCATAAGGATAAACTAAATGCTGATGGTGGTCTTTGAACTTCCCTACGGTATAGCTTCCGGTTGTTTTGATGTCGTGGACGCTGGCTGACATCAGTTCGTCAATTACCCCATAAACCAAAACATTGCCGTATGCGGTTGGAAGAATCGCTTCTACTCTTTGTTGGGTTAATGCGCCTTTGTAGTAATTGGCAAATTCTCGGCAAAGAGAAATGGGAAAAACAAATGTGCGGTCATTGTAAACAACCGTATAGCAAGTATTATCCTCGTTTCGCTCTACATCCATACCGTTCGGCTTGCGATTTTCTATAAGAGCGTCCACTAACTCATTAAAGGCTGTGCCCTTGTCGGCCGCTTCACTGTCGAAAGGTTTACGATTGATACGGTCTATCAGTTCTTGAAACTGCTTCTGCCGGAACTCTTCTTCCGTACATGGTGGATTCTCACTCCACCCATAATAACGCTCATATATGACATCGCTATTAAGGTAATTGAAGTAGGAATCCAACAATGTTGCATATATACGATAGTTAGGCTGCATCTGAGTAGATTTTAGTTTCCTTATTGAATACCAGTCCCAAAGCCTTTACCTTTGCAGCAAACAAACTTCTCGCCATCATCAAAGAACTACCAACGTGTTCAAACTCATTAATATGAGAGGCGAACTCATTAGCGGACTTGGCATCAGTTATAAATTCGATACTTTCTTTGATTTCCTCTATCACCTTATCATACTTTTCCTGTGCTTCTTTCTTGGCTGCAAGCATACCCAAATACGAATTGATTATCTTGGCAGTGATAAAGTCGTTCTTGGCGGTTGGATTACCATTCTTGTCAAGGATAGTCGGCACTTCCATCACTGAAGGAAGATTGCAGGTATTCTTACCGTCATTTCTTGAAGTCGGGTCGAAAGTAATAGTACGTCTCTGCACTCCTCTCTCACTCTTCATTTCAAGATAGCCAAGCAAATCAAGTTCGGTGACGATGGAGTTGTAGGATTTTTCACGCAAGGCAGGGATAAACACGGTATCATCACCTTCTTTCCGTGTGTCGCGATGGGCAACGAAAATGATGTGCTTGTTAAGCCCCGAAAGTGTTCGTGTCATCCATGAAAACTCCGCATTGATACCACTCCAATCCCTGATAGATGGTTGGCGGCCGCCACATTTATAAGTAATGATGAAATCCATCATCTTGCCAATGGTATCAACTACAATGGTCTGATAAGCAGACAAATCCTCCTGCAAGACCTGTTGAACATCACTCCATGAAGTGACCTGTACGGTATCTATGTTTTCCAAATGCGCCATATTCATACGCTTAACGCCATTATCGAAATCTAATAATAACGGTTTCGGTGCGCTCAATGCCACTGTTGATTTTCCCATACCAGCCTGGCCGTAAATCATCATTTTCACTGTGGTAGGGATTACTAATTCATTTGATTTTTTGATAAGACTCATAATCGTAAAATTTAAAGGGTTAATTATTCTCTTTCTGTAGAATAGCATCTACATCACTTTTTCGGTACAATCTCTTACCTCCTATTTCCAACCTGCACAAATATCCAATTTTATGCCATCTCCATAAGGTTGACTTATCGGTATGTAGAATCTGACTTGCCTCTTTAATGGTCAAGTAGTCCTCTTCCGGTCTGATGAAAGAGTCCCTGATACTTCTCACAGTCTTTTTTACAAGATGTTCTGCGAACTCTTTCAAATCAGTGGACTTTATTGTCAAAGTAACATTGGCACCACTATTTAAAATATCCTCCATATTCATTCTCTTACCCTTTCCATATGTTCAATTCTAAATCTTCGTAACCTCCTCATATCACCTTGTTCGTGGTAAAGTGACAAAGAAAATATGCACAGTAAGCAACATGCGACGGACACACGGACTATAGGCGAAAAATCCATCGTGAGCCTCACACCGGCTATCCGTTCATAAAGCATTGTTGCAAGTTCTCTCCCATTCCGTACATGCAATATTTCAAAAGCCTTTTGCAATTGGTTGTTAATCGTGCTAACCGCCCGGCATTTGAAATTGGCGATTTCCTTTTTCTCATACCCTTGTGCATACATCCGTGCTGTAATCTCGCATTCAGGGGTGAGTTCTGTGAATACCCGTTCCATAATCGTGTGAGTTAGATGACTATGACTCCCTTTTTACAACGACAATACCTTTTTTCGGATAAGACTTTGAAGCCCATTTTTTACCCTCAAGAAGATGCTTGGCATTTAGAAGTGATACGTTGTTGCGGATTGTCTCAAGTGAAGATATAGGCAGCTCTATCGTGGCTCCTCTCTTCATGTTTCTCATTTTCTCTTTACTTTCTACCTTTTCCATAAATGTTATATTAGAATGATTGGTGGGCGTTGACGGACTCGAACCGCCAGTCTCCTCAAATGAGGTGTGTTAGCCATTACACCGAACGCCCCAATAAGAAAGGTGCGCTATCTTCACAGACGGCACACCCAGTACAAACACAAAATAAAACACGACAAAACAGTTTATACTAACACTTTTCATGTAACTCCATGCCGGTTATCACTGCAAGTATAACAGACAAAATAAACATTGTAGATGTCAACACGATTCCCGTCAGGTACAAAGGGCCATCCTTTATTATGGAATTACATAATATCATTGTCATACAAAGCAGTACAAGCAACGAAAAAGAGAACATAACTATCTTCATAACATCGTCATTGCAACCAGTTCATCACTATAGAATTCTACAAAATCGTGCTTTCCGAACTCTACCATTACTTTATCCCCATTGATGGCGCAAATCGCCCCAATCTTGCTTTCCCATCCGGGATGTTTACACTTAACCGGCATACCTATATATGGCATACGTGATTTATACATACTTTTTCCCATAATCGTGTGATTTTAAATTTTACCGCCCGTACAAGGATGAGGTAAAGCGGTGCGCACTTCGCTTTGCCCGTGGCTTTTAGTACGGTAGTAGCACTAACCTTTGCTGCGGTTGTGTACCCTACCCGATTCTCGCTATCGGATGCCAGTCTTTAGCTGTCAATAGGGCTATATTGTCGATGTGCGTGTCGGTCGCCTAATCCGTCATTACTTACACCTCAAAGACTATGGTTACACATCTATTAATTGTTAAACATTGCACAGCTCGCAAGCCCCAACTTGCTTATGTGCGTTCGTTATCTTTGGTTGGCAAAAACGGCTTATGAATTACACCGTAATTGCTTTCACAGACTTATCAAAGAACCAATCAATAGTACCCTACCCGATTCTCGCTATCGGATGCCAGTCTTTAGCTGTCAATAGGGCTGTCGTGCGTGATATAATCGTGTGATTAATCATCGTAAAAGAACTTCTCGCCCGGCTTTCTGAAAAGCCTATAACTTGCATACAAGCAGCCTAATACTATCAATGCCTCTATCATACTGCTATTCTATCAAGTTGAAACTCTATGTAATCAATCTCTTCTTGAATAACCTCTAAGGCTTCTTCTTTGGTATCGGTATTACAGAAAGCACAAGCCTCTGTGTCAGACATCTTATCAACTCTATCAAGGTCTATACAAGCCTTATCTAAAGCCTTTTCAAGCCCGTAGGCTTCTACACTGTCACATACTCTAAACTGTCTCATATCAGGCGATTTTTAAAAGGTTAGCTTTCTTAAAGCATCTGAACTCTTGGCGTTCAGTATCATAGTAAGTTTGAACGGTGTCGTTCTTCTTTCTGTTGTCAGTACCAGCAATGGCAGGCATCAACTTTTCATTTAGTGTACCGTAGGCTTCTCTCACAGAACCATCCACCTTTTGAAAATAGAATTTCACAATCTTGCTTTTCATCTGCAATTTCAATTTCATGTTAGCCCAAGCGACCTTCATTGCTTCGCTCATGGTGTAGCCATTACGCTTAACGAACTGCCATGCAAGGCTCATAACTTCATGTAAAAAACTCTTCGTGCTCATAATCGTGTGATTTAATATGTTTATACTATTTGCATCGTCAATCATTTAGTTTATCTTTGCTACGTGATTGATTGATGATGTAAATGTATGAACTTTATTCATATAATCAACACTGTATATGAACTATTTTCATATGTAAATAGTTAATTTATGTTTCATGGCTGTAAATCAAGAATTTAAAAACCTAATCAATAGGATTAAATATGAATATTCACTCAATCAATCCCAAATTGCTGATAGATTAGGGGTTAAAAAGACATACTTATCTGATATGATAAATGGTCGCGTACCGTATAATGAAACAATGAATAAAAAAATCAATGATGTTTTTCCTTTGCTGCCAATGAACAAAGTTCATATACAAAAAGAAGACACATTGGAAATCTCGACCTCCGACATTAAAGAAGGTGACTATTCTGGAACATTGGTTTATGATATGGATGCAACTTGCGGAACTGATGGCAGAGATATTTATTTCACGCAGGAAGATATTATAGGTTCAGTCAACTTGCCAGGCATTAACAAGGAATCTAAAATAATACGTGCCAATGGTGACTCTATGGAACCCAAAGTGTACGATGGCAACATGGTTGTTATTCGCGAGATTCATAATTGGGATGATATATTTTATGGTCAAATGTACCTCATACTATTAGATGAATACAGGATGATTAAATACATAAGGCGATACGAGCAGGATGAAACAAACTATATTATCCTTCGCAGTGAAAACCCGCTATATGATGATATAAAACTCCATAAAAATAAAATAAGAAAGTTGTTTGTGGTAGAGAATGTACTGTCTGTTAAAACCCAACTATAAAACATGAGATTCAACCAATACACTTGGAGCTTATATAAAAATTCCCCAGAAGGAGAAGCCACTATATCCAGCTTTTCTGATAGAAAAGAATGGATTGAAGAAGAGCAGATATTAGAGAAATACAATCCAAGATTGAAAGACAGTTTTAATAAAGATACCATCTGTAATATATTGGAGTGTTTTTGGTGTTATAAAGTATCAGAATATGAAAATATAGAATTTCCCGAATTAGAACAAGCTGGCATCTTATATGAAGAAATCATATCTACCGGGCTACGAATAGAAAATGAGCAAGTATTAGATATTGGCGACTTCGACCGGATGCTTGAATACATTCCGTTCTTATCAATAGAACTAAATTACCTGCTTGGCGATTACTTCTTCCCATACCTCTATATTGACCGATTCTATGAACTAAAAAAGTTAGCCGACCATTTTGAAATAGAATTGCCACCAATTCCCAAGAAGCCTGACTACAAAAGCAGGTGCATGTATTATTGGGAACTATGCAAGGTGTTCTACCAGTTTAGAACAGAAAATAGCTTGACACCCGATGAATTGAGTGCATTCATGTACGACTATGTGCCAAATCTCCTATATATGGAGGAAAAAAGTGAAATTCCCAAACCATCACAAGCATGGTTTATTGGGGGATTGATTAGAGGGTATGGCGAGCAATGGACTACCGGATTTTGGCAGTCAAACCAGGAAACGAAAAAGGGAGATATTCTGATTCATTACGAAACAGTACCTATTAGTGCAATCACTTGTTTGTGGACAGCACAAACCGATGGTATTATCGACCCGTTCTTCCACTATTACAGCAACACTTATATAAGCAACAGAATAAACATTCCTCACATCACATTAAAAGAGCTTCGGGAAGATGAATACTTCTCCAGCCACCCGCTCATAAGAAAGAACTTTCAAGGAGTAAACGGATGGCCAATGAGTAGTGAGGATTACTCCGAACTTCTACGGATGATAAAGGCGAAAGGGTCTGATACAGAAACCTTACCAAAGCTGTATGCTCCTTCACTACCCCAAAATGTAAGCATAGATATAGAATGGGACGTAGAGCAACAGTTATTAGAACCTTTGCTTAACTCTATGGGATGGTATGAGAACAAAGACTTCATTCGCCAATTGCCAATACATGCAGGACGTGGGCATCGAATATTTCCCGACTACGCTCTGCATTACGACAACAAGCCAGACGAAGAAAAAGCAAAGGTCTTAATTGAGGCAAAATTCTACATGAAGAACAATCAAGAAATAGAAGACGCATTTTTGCAAGCTCGCTCATACGCTTGCCTCCTTGAATCTGCTGTAATAGTCCTCTGTGATAAACAATGCTTAATCGTTTATGAGAAGAAACAAAGTTTTGACCGAGACAGTTATAAGAAATACTACTGGGGAGAACTTGAAAATCCCGATGTGTTCAACGAATTAAAGAACAAACTAAATATCTAAGATTATGATTGACTTTCTAACCATCATACTCCTAATATTCGGAGTACTGCAAATCATCCTCTTCTTCAAGGTATGGGGAATGACGAATGACATCAAAGAGATAAGGAACAAGTACCTTAAAGACGAGGACGAGAAACGAAGACAAAAAGCAGAATACGACCCAACTCCCAAAATCAGCGGTGGGGTTAAAACAACAATATAGCCGGAATTATTCCCCGGCTTTTTCTTTCCCTATTCGCAAGTTGTGCAAATGTTGTGCAACTATCATAAAAAGAAAATGCTAACAAGTTGTCAATGAACCTATTAGCATTTTTTATTGTGATTCCGTTGCGATTCGAACGCAAGACCCACGCCTTAGAAGGGCGTTGCTCTATCCAGCTGAGCTACGGAACCAGCCTTAATTGCGGTGCAAAGGTACGCTTTTTTACGAATATTGCAAATTTTTGTATCACCTTTTTTCGTTACCTATGTATAAAAGGCTCATTTGCTACATAAAAAGTAATGATTAGTTACCTTTACAAACAAGATACACGGTATTTATATACAGATGTATTAAAACATTTTGCAAATTATCAATGTTACTAATTATAAAAAGTAAAAATATGGAGGAATATTCAAGTAGGAAAAGTAGCATTGACCCGAAAATGAATGAAAGAGTAATAACAACTAAATTTTAAAGAG